TGTAAGAGATTGGAGACAGATTGGACTTGGTATTTTTGGATTGGCTGATATGCTTATCAAAATGAATATTCCATATGGAAGTGAAGAATCTATTGCTCTATGTGACAAAATTGGATATGTAATGGCAGACCAAGCAATTTATACATCTAGTGATATGGCAGAAAATATCGGTGTATATCCAAAATATAATTCTCGTGCAATCAATACATCTCAATATTTAAGAGAAAATGTTACGAGTTCTACATACAGAAAAGTTACAACGAGCGGTATCAATAATTCTCAGTTGCTAACAATTGCTCCTACTGGCAGCTTATCTTCTATGCTTGGTGTATCTGGCGGCATTGAACCTATCTTTGCGAATTACTATACAAGAAAGACAGAATCTCTTCATGGTCATGATGAATATTACAAAGTATACACTCCTATTGTAGAGAAGTATATGAAGGAACACAATATTACAGATGATGCTATGCTGCCTGATTTCTTTGTAACCGCACAAGATTTAGATTATAAAGACAGAATTAAAATGCAAGCTGTTTGGCAGAAACATATTGATGCTTCTATTAGCTCAACTGTAAACGTACCTAATTCATTTACCGTAGAAGATACAGAAAATCTTTATATGCTTGCATGGAAAGCTGGTCTAAAGGGAGTTACCATCTTCCGTGATGGATGTAAGAGAACTGGCATTTTGACTACAAGTGAAACCAATGAAAGTAAAAATGAAGTAGCAAGCGAATTACAGCGTGGAGAGATTATTGCTACCGATGATAATATTGTGGGTCTGAAGCGTAAGCTAATGACTGGTTGTGGTTCTTTGCATTGTCAAGCATTCTTTGACCCTAGTAATGGAGAACTCAGAGAGATTTATCTTAGTAAGGGTTCTACTGGTGGATGTAACAACTTTATGATTGGTCTTTCCAGAATGATTTCTGCTGCTGCTAGAGCTGGCGTATCTCTTGATGATATTGTAGACCAGTTGATGTCTACTGGTGCTTGTCCTAGTTATGCAAAGCGTGGTAAGAGCAAGGGTTCCTGTTGTCCTATGGCAATTGGATATGCTCTAAAAGATATGCATAAGCAGTTTAATGATTGCTTTGTAAATGGAGTAGCTATTCCCGATGTAGAAGAAAAGGTTGTTGAAACTGCTATAAAGAGTAAAATTTTATGCCCTAATTGTGGCGAAGAATTAGTGTTTGAGGGCGGTTGTAATAGTTGTAAAGCATGTGGTTGGAGCAAGTGTGACTTATAAGGTTATAGGAGAAAAGTGAATGAAAGAAACAGTAAATATTAAGTTTGCAAAAGTGCGTCCTGACGCAATTATTCCGTCTAAGAGAGACGAAGATATGGGATTTGATATCTATGCTTGTTTTGACGAAGACTATATTGTAATTAATCCACATGAAACCAAGTTGATTCCTACTGGTATTGCCAGTGCTTGTGACCTTGATTATGGCTTCTTGGTATTCGAGCGTGGCAGCACTGGCTCTAAGGGCATTGCAAGAAGATGTGGCGTTATTGATTCTGGATACCGTAATGAATGGTTTATTGGTTTGACTAATACGACTCATAAAGTTATGTTCATTTCAAAGTTGAAATCTCTTCAAACTATTATGAAGCATACAAGTATGGATATTGTAGATGCAATGCAGTATGAATCTGAAATGATTGTTTATCCATATACAAAGGCAATTGCACAAGCCCTTGTAGTTCCTGTGCCTAAGACAAATGTAGAAGAGCTTTCTTATGATGAGCTAAAAGAAATTGAATCTGAACGTGGTATGGGCGCTTTAGGAAGCAGTAACAAGTAAATCTATATATAAATGAAAAGAAGTAAAAAATAGACCACAATATATAGTGGTATAACTATAAATAAAATACTATATATTGTGGTCTAAACCACTTAAAACTCTGATTTTATTATCTAACAAAACAAGAGAGGTAAATTATATGAAGTTAGCAGAAGTTAGAAATCTGGGAATCAAGTATTGCGAAGAAAATAATGCTAAGTTTACTTACATTTCTCATAATGACACTGAAGCATTTTATCTGATGGACAAGGAGGATAATCATACCGTTTTCTTCGTAAATAGAAATGGCAGTCTACATCCTTATCGTCAGACTGAATATGCTGCCAATTTCCATAAGGAACTTTCCAGACGAAGAAAGAATAGAAATAAGTATGATAAGCGAAAGCTGGCAGAAGCGGCTAATCGTGTTGACGAAGAGGCTGTTGGCTAATTGAGGTAATTATATGAATTACTATATATCAGATTTGCACTTCGGATGCCAAAATAATTTCGAAAATCGTACATTGAAACACGACCAGTTGATTATAGACAATTGGAATCGTGTTGTAACTAATGCAGATACAGTTTATATTCTTGGTGATATTGGCAGAATTGGTAGTAATAAAGATAATGAATATCTGTGTAAATGCTTGTCTGTGTTAAAAGGTAAGCGTGTAGCAGTACTTGGAAATCATGACGGCGACCTAAAAGATATCAGACTAAGACAGCTTTTTACAGAAGTGTGTGACCGCAAAGAAATCATAGATAATTATAATGGCATGAATCATAAATTAGTGCTGTTACATTCTCCTGAACTGTTCTGGGCAAATCAACACAAGGGGTCTGTTTTGCTATATGGGCATTTACACATGTCGGACGAGTGGGAAGTCTATAAACACTGTCTTAATTATGTGAATAACTTTTTCAAGGATAAGACTATGAAGGGTTATACCGACTGTCCTCCGGCGAGAGCGTATAATGTTGGATGTATGCTACCCTATATGAATTATACTCCTAGAACATTAAAAGAAATTATTGAAATTTCTGAAAAAAGTGCTTGACATTTAATTTCCAGTATGATATAATACCTATGTCGGTAAGGCAATTGGCTATTGACCTCCGACATAGGTAGATATAATGGATTAGGATAAAACGAAAACTTTCAGAAAATTCAAAAAAGTACTTGACATTTGGTTTTAGATATGATATAATACCTACAGTCAATGAGCGAAGCAGATGATAATTGATGAGAATTAAACGATTGGGAAATCAAAAATTATTTTCAGAAATTCGAAAAAAGTTCTTGACAAGGTGACGAAGATATGATATAATATTCATGTAAAAACCGAGTGAGTTGTTGAGGGATTTGATTTGGAAAACTTAAAAAAGATTTCAGAAAAATCAAAAAAAGTTCTTGACAAACAAAACAAAGTATGATATAATACATACAGTTCAGAGATGAATGAAAGTTAGTAAACAATATAACTGATAAAGTTATATAAAATATGGATGCATGGCCAAGTTGGTAAGGCACTACACTTTTAATGTAGGAATTTCGAGAGTTCGAGTCTCTCTGCATCCCCCATTGGTTAGCTTTCCAATTAAAAAAGCAAAATATGCGGATGTGGCGGAATAGGTAGACGCAACAGACTTAAAATCTGTCGGTAGAAATACCGTGTGAGTTCAAGGCTCATCATCCGTACCAGCGTTGTGGTTATAATGTGTGTACAAACATTATATTTAGCGAATAGTAGCTGTATCCTGCTATTCGCACACAATGAAAACAATTAACACTTTTGATACAGAGGAGTAACAAGTATGGCAAGAAACAAAAGAAGTAAGAAAAGTAATTTTGACCCACGTTCTCACATAGGAGAACAACACGGAATCTACACGATAGTAGATATGCTCGATGAAAAAGATAAGTATGGACACTACATTTATGTAGCTGAGTGCAAAGAATGCGGATATAAAAAATATTCAACTTATGGTGAAATTACTGGAAAATCGCATATAGCTACAATATGTAAGCATGTGTCTCCTGATGGCAGATATGTGCAACAAATAAAATGGAATAACCGTAGAATTCGAAGTATTTTTAGTGATATGAAACAACGTTGTTACAACAAGAATAACAAAACATATCGATGGTATGGAGAAAAAGGTATAAAAATTTGCAATGAGTGGCTTGATAATCCACTATTATTTGAAGAATGGTCACTACAGAATGGCTACGAAGATAATCTAACAATTGATAGAATCGACGAAGACAAAGACTATTCACCAGACAACTGTAGATGGATTGAGAATGTTGAAAATGCTAAGTATAAATCTACTACTTCTATAATAGATATAGATGGTGAGAAACATACTGGTAAAGACTGGTCAAGAATTTTAGGATTTAATGTAAATATGATAAATAAATACATAAGGAAGCATGGTTTAGAAAACACTATTGAATTTATTAAAAAATTTACAAGTGAACCAAATAAAAATCGAAAGCATAATCAATCTTATTACGAATTATACATGAATTAACTAATAAATTTATACATAATAAAAATGGAAAGCTGAAAAGTTTGTGGTCAGCAAAAGTCAACTAATGAGGTTTTGAGTTGACACGATATATGGGGGTGTAATGTAAAGAGCATCGCTGGTCTTATAAACCAGAGCGCACCAGATTAGTGCCGTGTGTAGGGAGCGTTACCCTCCACCCCTACCAAATGGTTCCGTCGTATAATGGAAGTACACTCGGCTCATAACCGAGGCGGTCACAGGTCAGGACTGTGCGGAACCACCAAATATGCAAACATGGTGGAATAGGTAGACACGCAAGGTTTAGACCCTTGTGCCGAAAGGCGTATGAGTTCAAGTCTCATTGTTTGTACCACTTGGAGAATGTAGTGTAACAGTAACACACCTCGTTTGGGGCGAGGAGTAGCGGGGCAGCACCGACATTTTCCACCATATGCGGTATTAGTTCAGTTGGTAGAACACCTGCCTTCCAAGCAGGATGTCGTCGGTTCAAGTCCGATATACCGCTCCAACAAAAAACAAAATAAAACACAAATAAAAAAAGGAGTAACAAAATATGAAGCTTGCAAACATCAAGGAAGTAAACGAATTCCTTAAGACAGCAGATGAATGTCGTGGTGCTGTTTGGCTGGAATCCCCTGAAGGCGACAAAATTAATCTCAAGTCTAAGCTCTCCCAGTACATTGCAATCTCCGCTCTAATCAGCATTGAAGGTGAGAATCTTGAATTGTTCTGTGCCTTGAGAGAAGACGAAGAAAGATTCTTGAAGTTCTTCCGTGAAAATCCTAACACTCTTTAAAAAAGAATTATGGCAAGAACATCCTCTAAAATCGTAAAATCTATTCCAAGTACCGAAAACGGTACAGGGGTAGATTGTATGAATGGTAAATATCTTATTACTCAGAATCCTTTAAAAGAACAATTCACTCTTTGGAAGTGCCTTGAAGATGAAGGTGGTGGATTTGAAAGAATCTCAACTTCTAAGAATCCGCTAGATTTCGATAAGATAATTCCTTGGGAAGTTAAAGATTAAAACATGCACCGTTAGCTCAGTTGGATATGTAGCAACTGCCTTCTAAGCAGTAGGTCATTGGTTCAAGTCCAATACGGTGTGCCATGTGTGCCGACACATAGAAAGCGGCTGAGTCGATTAACACTTGTAGAGACAGAAGTTAATCATATGCGTGGAATTCGTAGCGTGTCCACCTTTGGGCGCACTGTAACAGCCAGTAAATAATAAATATTGTCCCGTAGCCAAGCGGTAAGGCATCAGACTTTGACTCTGACATTCACTGGTTCAAATCCAGTCGGGACAGCCAGAGGTCGGGTAGCGCCCGAATAAACTGAGCGAGAGCAGGACACCTCAGAGAAATTGACAATGCTCGTTGAAAACTGCGTGGTTAATTGATGCTGTTGTACTGGTAGCGGTTTAATCAATTCGCTAACGATGTGATAATTAAACGGGAACTGCACAATCAAATTATTTGGAGGTAAATTATGACAAATACAAATGAAACTAATATTGCTCTACTCAAGAATAGAATTCATCTTCTGACCGTAAAAGACCCAGTTATGAACGGTAATATCATTCGTAAACTGAAACGCAAGCTGCGTAAGCTAGAATCAGAAGGTTAATTTAATAAAGTCTAGCTAGTCGATTACTGTTGACTAACTAGGCGAATACGGAGGCGTACCCAAGTGGCTTAAGGGGTTCCCCTGCTAAGGGAATAGGTCGGGAAACTGATGCGAGAATTCGAATTTCTCCGCCTCCGCCAATATGCTTCCATAGTTTAATGGTAAAATAAGAAACTTGTAATTTCTAGTTGTCAGTTCGATTCTGACTGGAAGCTCCAACATATTTTAAGCAACAGAGATGATGTAATATGAGCAAAAATCACATAGGAGAAACCGCTGGTATATTTACGATAACCGAATTAATGCCATACAAAGATGAAGACGGTCATGCGTTGTATAAGGGTATCTGTAATGATTGTGGATTTAAAAGAATAGCAAGATATTATGATTTGAAGGTAAGTACAAAATGTGTGCATGTACGAATAGATGGCAAAGTGATATCTAATTTAACAAACTGGGATAATGAACGTATTAAAGTAATTTTTAACGGCATGAAGCAACGTTGCTATAATGAAAAAGACAAAAATTACAGATGGTATGGTGCTAAGGGCATCAAAGTTTGTGATGAATGGATGGATAATCCAAAAATGTTTGAAGAGTGGGCTTTACAGAATGGATATGACGATTCATTAACAATCGATAGAGAAAACCCGAAATTAAATTATTGTCCTGAAAATTGTAGGTGGGTCACTAAAGAATTTAATTCAAAATATACATCTGCTACTTCTTTAATCAACGTAAACGGAGAAGTTCACTCTGGGAGAGACTGGTCAAAAATTCTTGGTCTTGGTAAAAATATAATTAATAAATATATAAGAAAATATGGATTAGAAAATACAATCGTCTTTATCGAAAAATATTTAAAGTATCCAAATTTAAAACCAAAAGCAAATCAAAGTTACTATGAACTGTATATGAATTGAATAATAGCTAGGAATACTCCTAGCTTCATACGGAAGCGTAACCCTAAAGGCAAGGGACTGGTCTTGAAAACCAGCAGTAGCGGCGAAAGTCGTGTGAGATTTCGAAATTCTCCGCTTCCGCCATTATCAAACCTCATGGCAGATAAGAGGTTGTATAGGTAATGTTAATGACGTTGCCTATATTGATTAAATTTCCCTATCTGAATCTGCCACATATGCAAGCGTGGCGAAACTGGTAAACGCACTGCACTCAAAATGCAGCGGAGAAATCCTTGTGAGTTCAAATCTCATCGCTTGTACCACTTCACTTTATAAGTGAAAACCAAAATACCAACCAAAAACTAAAAGAAAGTGAGAACTTAATATGTCTAATAATTTTAATAAAGGCGATAAGTTGATTGTAACAAAGAGTCTGAGTAGATTCTTTGAAGAGGGTGAAATCGTAGAAGTTACCGATGTAAATAATGAAACCAACATGATTTCACTGCTTAGCGAAGGAGATAATTTTAAGAAGACGGCTTGTGTAGACATCAATACTTGCAATGAGCATTTTAAGAAGATTCAGCCAGAACCTAATATCGTAATCGCTCCTACTATCACAGAAGAATACATTGCAGAAATTATGGAGAATTCCGATTTTGAAATCCATACCGTATTCGACAAGTGTACCATTGTTTCTTGCAGACTGCCTAATGGTTTCGTCATTACTGAATCTTCTGCTTGTGTAAGCCCTGAGAATTACGATGAAGATACTGGTGCTGAAATCTGTTTTGATAAGATTGCAGATAAGATTTGGGAGCTTGAGGGTTACAGACTTCAGGAAGAACTGTATAGAGCTAGTCTAGTGAATGATTGTCCTTATGGTTGTGCAGATTGTGAGGATTGTCCTTGCGATGAAGAATGTGAATTTGACGAGCCTTTTGAGGAAGAATTTGAGGAAGAATACGATTGTGCTCATTGCGACGATTACAATTGTCTGTCAAATCCCAATAGACTTATTCATTAATAAATAAAATTATATATAGAGTAAAAAACAAAGCGTAGTATATAGTGAATCAAATTAAAATTCTATATACTACGCTTTAAAACTAAATCCAAATTTAAGAGGGTGATATTATGTTCGTAAATTTTGGAGGTATGTTTGAATCGTATCAAGTAATTTTCGAAGTCTATATAGAAGACAAATTAACTAATAGGCAACAAATGGAAGCGCCAAAAGAAATGATAATTGCAAACTTTCTTCAAACCGCACAACAAATTCAAAGAGACCAAAGACCAATTAAAATTAAAATGATTAGACCCGAATCTATTTGGGATAATTTTGAACAGAGAAGAAGAATTATGAATAATGAAATTGAGCTTTGCAACAATGCTATGGTAGCTTGGCAAAATAATAAGTAAGGATGTGAGTTTATATGTGTAGTAAATGGTCTGGAAAATGTGACGTATACGATTCTCTTGTAGCAATACAAAGATACACAGATGAAGAACTGGCAAACAATGTGAATATTTATATGGGCTTCGGAGAGAACCAAAAGAAACTTGACATTAAATGTAATAAAGATTTGATTCCTTATTACCCACATCTTATCGCTACATCTTGGCATGACAATGCAGAGCGTAAAGCAAGTATACATATTACTTCTGAATCCTTTGTAGATAGAGAAGAACGAGAAAGTCTTGAATTCTGCCTTAAAGAATTGCTTAAAATCTACAATCGTTGTAAGCGTAAGAAGATTGAATTTGACATAGATGAAGCAGTTAAAGAAGTGACTTTTAACGGGTGGAATGAAGAGCCTTATAGAAAGCTTGCAATCAGAGTAAAAGAAAAGGGTAGAAAAGCAACCGTAGATGGAATCCATCTTAAGATGCACGAATATTATCGGCAACAGTTAGTCGATACAATGATTGAAAACGGTCTGAATCCTGCCGATTACGGCTATGAACGTTTTTGTAAAGGAGAACAAAAATGACTGACGAATATATTTTAGAGCGTGGATATAAAGAATATTCTCCAACTCCACTTGATAGCGAACATATTGTTACAAGATTTCAAAAGCGCTTTGATGATAGCATCGGAAAGCGATACTTTATTGATGTAGTAAAGTGGTCAAATGAATTCATTCCAATGTCTCACAGAGGTAAATGGTATGAGCCTTTTTCTTATGAGTACGAGGTGCAAGTGGAAATGGGAGAAGACGAGAGGCCGATAAATCTTCATTTCTTTTCTAGTTGGACGCTAGGAAAAGTTGAGGAATTTATGGATGAATTTTTTGAAAAAATGAAACCAAACCATTATGAAACTTGGGATAAATGTTAAAGAGGTAAAAATATGAAAGTTTTAAAGAATAATTATAATTATGAGGAAGAAGTGGTTAAAGAAGTCAAGAATGTAAAACCCTATCCTCGTATTCTTATTTGTGATGGATGCGATTCAGAAATTGAATACGAAAAGTCTGACTTAGAAGTGGGCGCTTTTGGCTGCGCAACCATTACCTGTCCTTTATGCGGATGCGTTAACTATCTTGACGATAATGAGAATAGTGTTGCTTTAACTGCCGACAACGTAGAATTTCCTACTCATTTCTGGCATACTTGCAAGGAAAACGGCGCTGTTGATAGATGCAATAATGAAGAAATAAAAAATGATATTAAACGTGGTATTGAATATTTTAGAAAGAACAAAAATGAATATCATTGGGAAACTGAATGTGGCAACTTATATGTCGGAGTTAATAGATATGAATGCGATGAACAGTGCGATGAACAGTATGAAGTAATTGTTAGTAATAATTATTATTCTACATTTATCCCTTTTGAAGCGATAGATTATTAAGGTTATATGGGGAACTTTATTACATTGAATAAGACAATAAAGTTCCCCAACATTAAAGGAGACGAGTAAAATGGTAATTGAAAATATTCATGTTTATGGACTTGAGAACGCAATCAGAGGAAGCAAATTTCCCATGGCTACAGATGTGACTTCACTGAATTCAGAAATTACAAAGACTACAAAGAAGCTTGGTAATAGTCCTGTTGGTGCAGCTCACGACCAATTTCTTACGGGTATCATTGTTCAATTCGATTTAACTTTTACAGTAAAGGCATGGACAGAAGCTGAAAGATATCACTTCTTTGATTTCATTTCTAGTCAGTCTACAATGCATAGAATTAGTCAGTTTGATTTAAGTAATCAGTATATCGAATATGTTGACCCACGAATGATTGAGATAATGAACGAGCTTAAGGATAAGTACAATGAAACAAAAGATAAAGAAGATTATCTTAGACTACTTTATTCCAATCCTTGTGGTTTCAAACTGACTGCCGCCATGACAACTAATTATAGACAGCTTAAGACAATTTACTATCAGAGGAGAACACACAGACTTCCTGAATGGCGTGAATTCTGCACTCAGATTGAACAACTGCCTTACTTTAAGGAATTGGTTCTGGGAGAGGAGAGTATCTAATGGCTACTCTAACAACAGTCAAAGAACTAATGTCTCATATTAAAGATGGCGATTCTAAGTATACAATTTTGACTAGCGCCTGTTCTAACCAAGAACTTTATGGTAATTTTTATTTTAACTTTCCTTATGAGATGAAAGAATTAGACGTTACAATGATTGAACTAGAATCTGGATGCATTAGATTATATGTACTGTAAGGATGTGTAAATATGGGCGATATTGCTATTGAAAAAGTTTATTCGACTTACGACGATGTTCAAAATCCTAAGCACTATACTGACACAAATATAGAAGTAATAGATTACATAGAGGATAAAAATTTGGGATTTTGTCTCGGAAATGTAATTAAGTATGTGTCAAGAGCTGGCAAAAAACATTCTGCTGATAAAAGCGATAAAGAAAAGGCAATTAATGACCTCAAAAAAGCCAGATGGTATATTGACAGAAGGATAAAAGAACTTGAAGAGAACTTATGTGATTAACAAGTAATAAAGTTATAATGTATATTATTATATACAAAATTACGCTTAATGCATATAAATATATACATTAAATGACTAATTAATAAAGAGGTAAGAAAATGAATGGATACATTGTTGACAAAAATAGTACTGGCAAAACAAGAAAAATGCTTGTAGCAGCCAAAGAAAACAATATGACTGTCGTTTGTAAGAACCCTATTGCAATGGCTGACAAGGCAAGATGTTATGGAATCTATGGTCTAAAGTTTGTTGATTACGCCGAACAGATTGCGAATGAAAATGTTGCTATCGATGAAATCGGTGAATTTATTAAGTATCATTTCGGAGCAAATCTTAATGCGCTTACAATGACAGTAGATTAATGTATAAAATTTAAATCGCTGGATAAGCTAGTACTAGACATCATGGCTGCTCGTACATCCAGTGTCATAGTAAAAAATAGCCCTGTAGAATGTTCTACAGGGCTAAAACTATATCCATACCAAAGGCACTTAAAAGGGTGTTTTTATTATACTAGCATAACAATTTAAGGTCAATTACCTTTTTAATCTTGTTGCTTATTCTTTTCTCGTTCTGCATATTCTTTCTTTAATTTTTCAATTTGTTCATACATATCTTTTGCAGAAAACAGAGAACCGATATCACATCCATTTGCACTTTCTATTCTAATACCTCTTGCCTTAAACAACTTATAAGTCTTAACAAATGTCATTTGCTTACGACTAATTCTTGTAGGATGTGCAACCAACAGTACATCACAAAGATTTACATCTTCAATATGTCTTGTTACAAATGAAACCTTATAACCTTTATCGGCTGCATACGCTCTACACTTTAATTCTTGCGCTGCTTCATTTTCACCTCGGACATAAATTACAGCTCTTTCTTTTTTGTTCCTTCTAATATATTGTGTGGCTTCCATGATGCTCCATCTCCTATTCAAGTGTTTTTATAAATTCAAAATATTCTCCGATAGTCATTTCTTTGTACATCTTTTTATAGGCTACAAATTTATCAGGGTCATATCTTTTCTCTAAAAGAGTATTCAATATTTCTTCCATTGCTTCTTTGATTTCTTCTATCTCAAATTCTATGGCTGCTATTTGAAACTGGTCTTCTAAATGCGCATATCTTTTAGCAAGGTCAAATAATTCTTTTTCGCTCTTCATAAGTTACACCTACCTGAAAGTTTGATATGATACAAAGTTACCACAAGGGGTCAAACCTTGCGATAACTTTGTGTGAAATATTTTCACTTCCTTTTACGCTGTGGTGTGTTATAATCTTTGTTAACTTAATATTAGTCTAATCTGCCGTGAATATTCTTTTTGCGAGGGAAAGACCGCTCTACTTTGACGGTTGATAAGCGGTGTATCACTCCCGTATAACACGGCTTATCACCTCTGTCTTCAAAAAAATTTCTGTCCATACGACCAAATGGAGTATGGACATGAACAGTTACTTTCTCTCTGCTCACATCAATCCTTTCTACAAAAGTACTAATCATGATTCTCTTAAATTCATCATCTGATTGGTCATATTCTTCTTGAATATCTTCGACATATTGGATGATGAATTTTTCAATGTCTTCTGGTGAAATATCCTCAGCTTCAAAGATATTTTTTCTCTTTTCTAACTCATCTTCGATTTGATATCTTCGTCTTGCCAACTCACCGTTTTTTTCATCAAGTATTTCTTTGCTCATATTTCCGTCGATATACAAATCTCTTAATCTCTCTTGTTTCTTATCGATTTGAGCAAGCTCTTTTTTAAGTTGAGCAGTAGTCACAACAGGTGCATCTCTCATCGCAATAATTTCTTCAAAAGCAACCTGAGCAATCTGTTTGACCATTTCTTCATTCATAACAACATTCATAATTGTCTTTAAAACTTTTGGCTCTACCCAGTCTTTATTGAGCGCAGGATTTTTACATCCATTCTTGTGCTTTACTTTTCCCACGCATTGGTAATAGTAATTTAACTTGCCATTGCCATTTGAACGTTTAGAACCATTAGCACAAATCTTGCTACCACATTCTTTACAATAAGCTTTTCCAGTTAGATGGTAAAAACGCTTTTGTGTTCTTTGTCTAGCTTGCGCTTTTTCACTTGCGTTTTTACACAATTCCTGTGCTTCATTCCAAAGCTTCATGTCGATAGGGTGGTCTTTGATAATCCCATCAAGTCGAACTGTTTCTTTCTTGTCTATTGTATACACATAGTTGCCAATATACTTTTCATTTCTTAAAAGGTCATATAGTGTGCGAGTATTAAACAGCTTGCCACGCTGATTGCGATAACCTTCTTTATTAAGTCTTTCGCAGATTTCTGTTTTAGGATATCCAGCTACATATTCTTCAAAAATGCGTTTAACAATCTTAGCATTTTCATTTGGAACATAATAGCCATCTTTGTCAAGAGAGTACCCGAACAACACTTGACCACCAGCGTGTTTACCTTTTAATGCGTTTTCTCTAAGACCTTTCCTTACCTCAGCAGCAAGGTTAGCACTATAATATTGGTCAATAGTTTCAAGAAAACCTTCAAGCAATTCGCCCTCTGGGGTATCATCAATCTTTTGAGATACAGAAACAACCTTAACATCTATATCTCTTAGTTTCTTCTTATATAAAGCACTGTCAAATTTGTTTCTAGCAAAACGATTAAACTTATGAACCAAAACATAATCAGCTTGGATATGACCTTTAAGCAATTTGTTAATCATGTTTTGGAAGTCTTCACGGTTATCCGTTTTACCACTTTGAGCTTCATCTGTAAACTCTGCTATTAACTCGATATTCTCTTTTTCACAATACTCACGGATTGCCCTTAATTGAGCGTCAATACTTTCTTCACGTTGATTGTTGGAAGAGAACCGAGCGTAAGCAACTGCAACTTTTCTTCGCCTATCTCGTTCTATTGTTCTCGTCATACTTGCCATAGTACCACTCCTTTAATAAATATGGTTATAAGTTATAACTTTCTTAGTTATAATCACATGATAACCACCTCCTATTGCTTAATTTAATATTAACATAATATTCACAATAAGAGAAATAAAAAGGTCTGATAAAAATAAAAATATAGCCCGTATATTGACTATAGCCCGTATATTGACAATATAAAATTATTATTTTAATATAATAAATATGCATACATTCACAAATACACACTTAAGTAAATATCCGACAAAAGTTAATCAATGTCTGATATTTACTTAAATACATAACCAATAAGGTTATATAAAATAAAGAGAGGATAAGGAGAAGGACTATGCGAAAAGAAAGAGAAATAACAATTAAAGTTATAGAAAATAAAAAAATAAATATAAATAGACTAGCTGAATACTTTGCAAGAAAATATGGTGAGAAAAACATAAATAAACAAAATGAAAAATCGTAAAAAAAAGGAAACATGAATATTATCATGTTTCCTAAAATTTTATCTTAATTTTAACTTAATGTTATAGTACCATCCCAATAAATACCGATAGCATTATTATTAATAACATTTGTCGTATCATCAAAAACTGCTGTTACGATAAATCCACTATTATAATTTGCATCTATAGAATAGCTCGTAGGCTTCACATAAGTACTCGCAGCAGAACCATGAGTATAATTATTATTCTGTCTTAACACAAAACCGCTGCCACTTTCAGCAGTTGCTGTAGGAGCGCCAATTACAGGCTTTGTAATCGGAATTGTAAACACTACATTTTTTCCGCTATTAGTAACATATCCTGCGCCTCTATATTGAAAACTTAAAACATCCCCGGCTCTATAATAAGGTCTAAACTCTACATTGCCAGCAGATGCAATATAATTAACGATATCATTTCCATATATATGAGAGTTTCCATTTGCATTGACATATCCGTCATAACCAAGTATTGTATTGCCAAATTGACTCATATGAAGCAATTTATGCACTTCACCAGTATCAGGATGAATGCTTTTTATACCATTGTTATTTGTTTTTAAAATTACTTCACCAGTAACTTCTAAGTTTCCATCAATTATACTATCTTTTAATTGTGCCATTGCCAAATCACCTCTTTAAGTTAAATTTTCACAAAGAAAATTTGCCCCTCAATACCAGAAGAGGGGAGAGTGTCACCATATTGCAAGCCATATGTTAAAGTTGTAATGCCAGAAGCAAATAAATTTGCAAGACCAACGTTTCCTTCAGCCGCACCAGTACCACCATTAGCAACTGGTACTACGTCTATGGCGGCAAGAGGGCCTAATCCTAAATTAGCTCTGGCAGCAGTAGCATTGACAGCGCCAGTACCTCCCTTTGTGACAGGCACAATGTTTGTAGTAGCAAGTGGACTTAAACCGAGCGTTTCTATAATTTCTTCTGTAGTGCTGACACCAGTTCCGCCGTTCTCAACAGGGATAATAATACTTCCGCTGGGAACCTGTTTAATAGCATTATCTGAGTTTACAAAAATAGAATCGTTTGGGTCTAATTTATCTATATAATCAACATCTGTTATTCTTTTATTCGCCATTCATATACCTCCATAAAATATATTATTACACAATGATGCGCTCCAATAATTCTGCCGCATAAAAAGCCGTTGAATTAAAATTAATAGACGGACTACCCTCTATAAATTGGGCATAATGAATTGTGCCATCACTATTAAAACTATACGAATTATCTTCAATGAATTCACTTGCCTTACATTGTCCATTGGCATATAAATAGATATTGGTTTCATCCCAAACCGCATAAAGAGTAACTGTTCCACCATTTTTTACACCAGTATAACCGTCGCCAACATAATACTTCTTTCCGCCAGAACCACTAGGGGTAGTAGACCAATATTTAAACACATAATTTCCATTAGTAAGAGAACAATTTGGAATTATTATATCGTCTGTTCCAGTAGTTGCAATAAAGCTTTCTGGCAAACTTCCTGTTCCACCATTTGCATCGAAAGCAACTGTATGACTCCAAGGAGTCCAAATAGCATATAAAACAATGTCTTCATCTAGCGTATAATCTCCGCCAGCAGAATAAGAAACAGTGGTAGAATCAGCAGATAAGCCCCATCCAACAAATGTATATCCATTTTTAACAGGAACCGTACTTCTTAATACAAGTGTTTCTCCATTAATTTTTATTTGAGATATAACTTCTGAGCCACCATTGGTGTTATATGAAACATCGAACGTACTTGTAGAAACTGTTTTACTCCAAACAGCATATAAAGTAATTGCGGCATTTGCTGTATAACTCGCACCAGCTTTATAAGCGACAGAAGTTGATGTAGCGGAAGTAGCCCAACCTTTAAATGTGTATGTTGTCAAAGTACCATTATCATCTACAGACGTTCTTGTTGGCTTTGTCGTGCTTAAAGTCAAGGACTTACCGTATGTTTTTGTTTGACTAGCAGGAGCACCAGAGCCACCATTGGCGTTGTATTTAACTGTGTAAGTAATCGCTTTCCAGATGGCATACAAAGTAATACTTGCGTTCGTTGTATAATTTGCACCAGCAGCATAGTCTATACTTGTATCGCTAGTGGAAGTTCCCCAGCCTTGAAAGGTATATCCAGTTCTTGTCGGTTTAGTAGTTGAAAGTTTAAGAGTTTGGTCTTTCCATTTTGTTTGACTAGAAGGAGCGCCAGAGCCACCATTGGCGTTGTATTTAACTGTGTAAGAAGTCCAAGCAGGAACGGCTACGCTAAAACTTACGGTCTTAGTAGCTGAATCATCGTTATCCGTATTAAAGTTTTTAAAAGTAACAGTAATTGTTTTTGTTGCAGAACCATTTCCGCTAATAGAATATGTACCTGTAAAAGAACTGCTTCCACTACTTCTTTTAGTGCCATCAAATGCACTTATAGTTTTAGTAACGCCACCAGATGAAGCTGTCATACCGTAATTTGTTTTAGCTCCATCCCAATAAGTCTCCCAAGAAACATTAATTTTCACTGTATATTGAGTAGCAGATTTTCTAGTTACAGTGCTGCCAGTTGCAGTAATATTTAAAGCAACTCCAAATGGAGTCCACTTAGAAACAGTTGCCATTAAACATCACCATCAACTTTCTTCTACAATTTCTTCTTCAGACGTTTCTTCTGTTGTTGTATTTTGATTTAAGAATACTATTTCAATCCCATCTTCATTGGGAATTAATTTCACATTTGAACTTATGGTTATAGAGCTTACATTTAAATTTCCAGAAAAGCTCCCATCACCATCTATTGTCATTGTTCCACTGCCAACAGGGTTAACCATTGGCATGTAAGTCCCTTTATTGTGTTCATGTAAAACTGACAAAGATTCTACAGTAACAACTTTGTCTTTAGTCTCTGCCATTATCAATCACCCTTCCATTTTATTTATAGTTTTGCTTATGGCAGTTTCATAATTTCATTTTTTATTAGTTATATATTTATATTTTATAAATAATTAAATCCATTTATTATTTATCTGAACAGGATGTCCATTTTCATCCATTGAGTTTTTTATTAACCAAATATAAGGTACTTTATACCATATTCCATCATCTGTAACGATTAATGCATCTGCCTTTAAATAATCAATTCGATATTTGATGCCAACAATATTATACAAACCATATTTTTCATTATAATACTTAGGACGACAAAACATCTGTTTAATATAATTTGTTATTTTTGTTAATAACATATATACACCCTCGATTACTTAACTATATCTACTCCAATCAGAACCATCATAAACATATGGAGTATATCTTTGCCAACCAGAACTTGCATCGTATATATAAATAGCATATCTATTCCAACTAGAACTATTCCCATCATAAATGCGAGTAGTTGCAATAGGTGTTGCACTAGTAGTGATACTAGCATCACCGTCATATGTCAATGTATATCTTATTAAACCGTCCGTACTTGGAGCATAAGAAAAATTCTTAAGCAAAAAAGGCCACTCTTGTAATCCAAAGCTATAATAATCAAGCTCATATCCTTCTTTTGCTTCAACATAAAACATAAATACGTCTGTTCCATACCAAATTGTGTTATCTCTGACATATTCGCCATCATTATACATAATACCATCACAAAAATTGCTAGTACCCCAGCCACCTTCGTGATAACTATGGTTTGACCATGTTCTTTTGACTTTGACCTTTGTACCTTCTCCTTCATTTACGTATAAACGAGGCATTTAATTCACACTCCTTTTCAAACTTTTAACAAAGCCTTTTATTTTAACAAAAAACAGGGTGGCATTAAATATGCCACCCTTATAACTTTATTAATTTATTAGTTATCAATCTATTTTACAAATATTATTCAGCCACGACCACTTCGACATATAGACCAACCAATGCAGACATGTCGTGATAAAGAGGAGTACCGCTATCTCTGTTGCATAGATATAGAATCTCATTTTCAATATAATATTTACCGTTGAAAATCTCCATACCAGTAGAGTATGGAATTGGGTCTTCTAAAGTGCCAGCGTGTTCAACATCAAGTTTCAACCACAACGCAGGAATCATGTCAGGAGTGTTGTGTGCTTCAGCATCATGCTCCTGACGGCACTCGTACACAAACTCGCCATATCTACGTCTATCACCAACGTTAAAATGGATTGCAACGTCGTTGTCATCAATTGCTCTCCAAGGCTTGAATAAGTATTTTACACTTGCAGCCTGTGCAGAGGTTAGAAAAATACCTGCCTTATCCATAGCGTCTCTAATTGCCTGAACTTGTTCTAAAATCGTCATACTTCTACCCCCAGTACCTGTAACGCTTCTGTGCATTCAGTAAGTTTTTCTCTTTCATATTCTCGCTGTGCCGTATCCAGTTCATTGTAGGGCTTCCACGGTGCAACCATTTCGCCCTTGAAGGTAACACCGTCAGAGCGTGTCCAGCTTTCACCTTCAGGGATATACCGATAGCCCTCAATGAAGGTGTCGCTCATGCCATTAAACAGTTCCTTATCTATAGCTCTGTACTCGCCATTGGGATTTGTTGCGTGGCATTTATATTCAGAATCAATGTAAAACATAATAATATACCTCGCTTAATCAGATTTTGCTTTAAGATAATTCATCGTTGCGTAACATGCAGAGCCTTCATTGAATCCGATTCCGATACACTTTTCTCCGGAAATGCCAGACACATCAAGCGTTTGGATTGTATTGGACAGTGCAGTGGTAATATTAAGATATGCGTAAGCTGTTCCAGAGCTATAGGTCGAGTCAGTTCCCCAGTATGTGTTACGTTTGGTAACAACCAGCATAATCTGAACACTTGGTTTGTAGCATTCTCCTAACGATATTTCCAATGTAGAGTAATTTGTTAAATCAAAATCCTCGGCAAGCCAGAAAATACCTGAGCACCTAGAACCGCTTAGGGGAGTAAAGGATATTTTTACAGAACCATCGGAATTATAATAGGGCACGGGAGCAACTGCGGCATTGTTGGAGGCATTTACACATTTTTGCGCTACCGCTTCCCATTCATAACTTTGCTGGCTGTAATAATACAGATATCCTTTATCGATAAACTGAGTCCATGCACCGTTCTGATACAACTCTGTAGGCTTTTCCACCCATTCTCCTGAAACATATTGTTTCAATGAGTTAGGATAAACTTGAACAGCATTCTTTTTCAGGGCATTGAACTCGAAATCTGATACAGCAGAGGTAACAATCCACACCATACCGTCTTCTGCGCTGTTTTTTGTGTAAGAAATTGTCTGTGCACCGTTCCACGCATAGGAACTGTTTGTACCTGTACCTATACTAACAGTACCTACAGCAACACCGTCTACAACAACCGTGCCAACGAAGAACGGGGTTGTGTTCTGTCTTACCGAGCAAGTCAGTGTACCTTTTGAACCATCCGCAGTTGTGAAGGAAATTACTACATCGGTGAATACGGAATAATAGGTTGTGCCTGTAACTGTCTGCGAAGCTATAATTGCATTATTACTGTTGTCCACAATGGATACTTTCGTAGAACTGCTATTGATACTGTGATTTGCAGATATTACAAGAGAATTACCATACGGCTCTGTGGCACTGAAAATCCAGCTAGTAATTTCATTCTCCGTATTGACCCAGATTGTATTCTCAATAGGATTCGCAGGCTTTGTCGTGCCACCAACAACTTCAAAATTCAATTCCGCACCACTTGAAATCTGTAATATTTCATCAGCCATACCAGACACAGGAATCAAATTAGTCTTCTCGGTTTTTGTACGAATTGCATCACCAATGGCAGTAAGTGTCGTATCTTGAATTAAATATTCAGCCATTAGACACTCACCTCCTCGGCGTTGGTAACTGTAGATACAGCCCAAACACCGTCTACAACTCTTAAGAACGCACCATCATTATCAGCAGTAACGGCTGGAATATCGACAATACCAAGCTTTGTTCTAGCAGTTGCGGCATCTGTTGCCCCCGTGCCACCATTTGCAATAGGTACAGTGCCATATAAATATTGAGCAGATGGACGAGGCATACTAATTGTCTTCCAATATGTTCCATCATACTGCAATGTAATCGGTTTGTTGGCAGTTAACCATGAATTTAATGCTCCGCCAGATGAAGCAGAGGTATTATATGTAACAGGCATACGAATGTATTTTGCTCCAAAACCATTAACATTCAATGTCGGATTTGTTGTTGTACTTACTGTATGAGGAATAACTACAAGTTTCATACCAGAAGTAAGAGCGCTTACTCCATCTACTGTGGCAGTATAAGCCGCACCATTACCAGAAGTTGTAACAATTGAAGTACCACCATAATCTAATTGTGTTTTATCTTCTGCACTTAAAAAACCAGATACAACTTGTGTCGCATTGTCATGAGAGTGATTCGTATCTGACTTATTACTTAATGCAGTTACTACGTGTTGCCACATTCTTTCAAAGGCAGCTAAAATCGATGTATTTGCCATCTTATTTTTACCTCCTTATTTAAATTGTTTTATTCAAATGGCGGTAGTTAAATACAACTACCGCCATTATTTGTATAACTTTAATAATTAAAAAAATATAAATTAAATTTCATAAACTGCTCGCAATACAACGTCGTTTCTACCACCGCTTGTATTTTGATAGCTACCCACTAATTTATTATCATGTACATATACTGGTTTAATAACTCTAATTTCCGTACTAACATCACTTGCATCGCCGCCGACATAAGTAGGAATAGAACAATAGAATGCCTTACCACCCCATGTGCCACCAGAAGGATTGAACTTGGGAATAAATGTGGTAGAGAAGTCAGTGTCGTTAGCACCGCTACCGGGGTCGTAGTCAGACCACAATAACATCCAACCAGCACGACATTCAGACAAGGGTTTGGATGGAGTTACTGTCTGAGGAGTTCCATCTGTGCTTGTCAAATAAGACGTTCCGCTCCAAAGAATCATACTATTTGTTGCTTCATGCAAACAAACCCAGCCAGTGAAAGAGCCAGCCGCATTTTGATAATTGGTATAAATACTACCAGAAGAGCCAAAACCAGTAATCCATCCGATTGTGGCAGAAGTTTTATGAACTAAAAGTCTCCATGCCTCTGTTGTCTTTGGATTTCCTGCAACGCCAGCTTGAGAATATATGGTGTGCACTCCCTGTGGCATAACGTTAATTTCATCTAACAGATTCTTTCCAGAGCTGGTGTTATAAGAATACTTTACGCCACCATTAGTATTAGTAAATGCAGGAGAAGCGCCGACTTCTGCATATGTAGGAGGATTGCTTGTTGTATAATACTTACTCCAAGAACCCCATTCATTTGTTCCAATTCTGGTTCTTACATATGTTTCAAAGTCATTACTTCCAACAGTACCATGTCTGAACCACAACTGCTTAATTGTATCAGAACCCTCTTCCCAAGGCATTACAACGAGCCAACCATTTGTTCCTGCTGGGACATTAGTAGGAGCAGACGCATTTGTAAATGTATAAACACCTGCATCTGTATAGTTGTTCAAATCTAATCCTGTTTGAGAAGTGCCAACTGCATAATGCTTGTGAGAAACATTGGCATAATTTGTATGAGAGTGACTAGTCGCTGCTTTGTTATCAAGAGCAGACTGTAATCCGTCAACGTTAGAAATAATATGATTGTGAGAATCGTCGTTAACGGTAATTGTACCACTTGAAATTGTAACATCGCCACCAGACTTAACACCGCCCAAAGAAGAGCCAGCAGCAGGTAAAGAATATGCATTAGCACCACTTGCAATGCCATTTAATTTAGCCTTATCTTCCTTGCTCATTAGACCAGCAGCAGAAGTAGTAGCAACACCATATGTTGTATCTGTAAACTTAGCACCACTTGGAACAGATGCACCCAATGTATAAGTTGTTTTGACAGGCACACCATTTGCAAAATAAACTGGTTGAGTTGCAGAGCCAGCATTCGTGTTCAATTTATTTGCACTTGTAGCTGCGCCACCAGCAGAAGAAGAGCCAGCGTAACTATGGGTATGAGAACTAGCTGCTTTACCAGAAAGAAGAGTGTCTACTTCAGCTTGAGTATAATAAACACTGTCATGGTTATGACCACTTGCGGCCTTACCATCTAATGCACTCTGCAAACCATCAATATTAGAGATAATATGATTATGAGAATCATCATTGACGGTAATAACACCAGAAGAAATGGTTACGTCACCACCAGTTTTTACACCACCAAGGGAAGTACCAGCGGAAGGGAGGGTATAATTATTAGCACCCTCTGCAATGCTATCCAACTTGCCTTTATCTGTTGCACTCATAAGACCAGAAGCAGCCTGTGTAGCAAGTGAATAAGTCGTATTAGCAGATGCAATTGTAACGCTATCGCCACTAGCATTTGCTGTTAATGTCACATTATTACCAGCTATCAATGTAAGAGTATCGGTCTTTGTGTCGGCAGCAATAGTCGTATTTCCGACAACAATATTGCTAAAAGCATTCTGGTTTGCTTCTGCATTAGAAGGAGCGTGAGCAGAATCAGCATGAACTTTTGCAATATCCCAATTGTTTCTCTCTGTGGAAGTCACATGAATTGTTGTATTGCCAGTATGAGCAGTTAAATCAGATACATTTGCTTTATTTGCAATTGCCGCATTAAGAGTATCAATCATGTCCTGATTCTCTTCAATTGCAGAAGAAATTTCGCCAATTGTATCAAGAGTAGTGCTTGCACCTTCTCCAACTAAAGCATTAATCTTAGAATCCGTATAAGCATTGGCAGATGTCAAAGCATTAGCGGCAGCACCGCTTACATCATATACATTATCATGAGTATGAGAAGCATTTGCCTTAGTAGCAAGCTTAGCATCCACCTCAGTCTCTGTGTAATAAACATTATCGTGATTATGAGATGCATTTGCTTTACCAGAAACCACAGCAGAAACTTCATCTAGGGCAGTTGTAGTCGCATAATCACTGTGAGTATGACTAATTGCGGAATAGTCCTCATCATGGTCGTGACCAACAACTGAATACTCACTATGGATATGTGAGGAGGACGCATAATCATCATGAGCATGAGAAGAAAGAGCATATTCAGTATGAGTATGAGAAACAGGCGCATATTCGTCATGAGTATGAGAAATTGATGCATACTCTGTATGATTATGATTTACATTAGCCTTGCCATTAACCTTTGTCTCAAGAGTATCAAGCGCCACAACGGTTGCGTAATCGCTATGAGTGTGAGATGTAGAAGCGTACTCTGTATGTGTATGTGTCAAATCAGCCTTAGTATTCACCACATCTTCTAACAATTCAAAATCTGACTGTTCAGCATATTCAGAATGAGTATGATTCAGATTGGCTTTATTTTGAATCAAATCATAAATCGCATCGGTTACACAAGTTTCTACATCCTGACCAAGATAAATTTCATCAGATGATGTTAACGGAATGAAATTGGGGTTGTCAGATGCTGTCAACACAACGTCAAAATTTTCGCTCATAAAATGTCCTCCTTTAAAATCCGACATATTTTTTATTTTGTTTTATATTGCATTACATTATTATCATTGTTCTTATTATCGGTTCTTGTTACCGTCTAATTAGTTAGCTGCAAATTTCGTCAATATCTTCAACTGTAATTAGTTCTATATCGTTAACAGTAATTACACCAGAACTAATTGTTACATCGCCACCAGTTTTAACAAGGCCAAGTGAAGAACCAGCAGCTTTATAAGTTGTATTATTATCAGTAGAAGAAATAGTGATATTACCACTTGCATCACTAGACACAGTTGTAGCGCCACTACCAACAAAACGAATTTGACTTCTATGAGTACTGTCATCTTTGATTTTTACATAAGGATTAGCTGTTGCGGCATTTGTTGTTGTGCCAGATGCGCCAGCAGTAATGCCTGTAGCATAATGGGTGTTTGTATCTGTAAACAACGCATCACTTGGAACGGATTTTTCAAGCGTATAAGTTGTTTTGACAGGTATACCATTTGCAAAATACACAGGTTGAATTGCAGAACCATCATTGACATTTAGCTTATTTGCAGAAGTAGCCGCTCCACCAACAGAAGAAGAACCAGCATAGTTATGGGTATGACCACTTGCGGCTTTACCATCAATATCGTTCTGCATTGAATCCAGTGTATTTTGTAAGTTATCAATATTTGCGATAGTATGATTATGAGAATCATCATTTACAGTAATTACTCCACCAGAAATGGTTACGTCACCGCCAGACTTAACGCCGCCCAACTCAGAACCAGCGGAAGGGAGGGTATAAACATTGGTTTCTGTGCCGTTGATAAGAATATTACCATTAGTTGTAGAGTCGGCTACCTTAGTCGCATCTGTTCTAGCATGAGCAGCTTGAGAATGCGTATATGCCGTATTCCAATTAGATTTATCAGTGGAAGTCACATGAATTGCTGTATCGCCAGTATGAGCAGTTAAATCAGACGCATTTGCTTTTGTTGCGATAGAATCATTTAACACATCAACAATATCAGCATTATCATTAAGGGCTGCGGCAAGTTCATCTAAGGTGTTTAAAGTTTCAGGTGCGCCATTGACAAGAGCGGCAACTTTTGTATCTGTGTATTCTTTTGCAGTTGCAAGAGAAGTGTTAATAGCCGTTTGCTGCGCTGTAGAAACAGGCTTGTTAGCATCGCTCGTGTTGTTTACATTGCCAAGGCCGACATCAGAAGCGGTGAGAGTAATATCATCAGAAAGCGGCTTGCTGTTAATAGTGCGAGAAGTAGGAACTTTGCCGTCTAGTGTAGTCTGAAGATTTGTCACATTGGCAATAGTGTGAGTGTGAGATGAATTTGCCTTGCTATCGAGTTCTGTCTTTGTTGCAAACAGATTTTTTAATTTTTCTAAAAATGTTTGCAAGGTAGAAAGACTTGCGTATTTTTTCTGTGCCATTTTGAAAAGCATCTCCTTTCAAAATATAATTTATTAGTTTGTTCAGTTCAATCTTTGTACACTTGCGCAATGTGTACAATTAATTGTTGTTTAATTAAATTAAGGGAGAGGTCACCCTCTCCCTTTTATATAACTTTATTTATTAAGAAATTGTAAATAATTTATTATTAAACTGTAATGCCAAACAAAGCGTTAATCTCAGATTCGCTCACTTCCACAAAAGATGCAATCGCAGACTCATTTGCGGCAATACGAGCCACAGCAGCATCGAGGTCAGCCTGAGCAGCCTTACCAGCAACGGAAGTCTGAAGACCAGAAATTGCAGTCTCGTTAGCACCAATACGAGTGATAGCGTCATCAACCTTAGTGGTCATAGCGGTATTCAGCTCGTTAGCCTTTGCGATTGCATTAGCCTCAGCAGCATCCCAAGCAGAAATCTTAGTAGCGGTAATGCCATCCAGAACATCCTTGTTGCCATGCTCGTGAGCCTTAGCAGCAGCGTCATCCCACTTAGCCTTATCGCCAGTAGCAATCAGGTCAAGCTCAGCCTTGTTAGCATGAGAGTGAGTAACAGCTTCCAAAGCATCCAGACGAGTTCTATCCTTGCCAACTTCAGTATCAGTATATGCTTTAGAATCAGTCAGTGCCTGATTTGCCTTAGTTGTAGCATCAGCAGCGGCAGTATCTACTGCTTCCTGCTTAGCGGCAGCAATCATATCCTCAACAGAACCGTCACCTTCGCCAAACTTAGCTTCCAGAGCGGCAATCTTTTCGTCCTGAGTAACACCAGCAGTCTCAAGAGCACTGATTGCATCAGAGTTTGCCTTGATGGAAGCAGCCATCTGAGAAGCAGCAGTCTCGTCGGAAGCGATGTAGGTCTGAAGCTCCTTCAGAGTGTCTTTAGCGGATTCAGTCATATCGGCATCTGCAAAGAAAGCATCGACATCTTCCTTCACAGCGGCAATAGCCTGAGCCAGCTCTTCATCCTTAGCAACCAGCTCACCATCCTTGGTCTTCAGGCCAGAAATGTCTTCCTTGTTGGCATCAACAGCAGCCTGAAGCTCGGCAAGTGCAGTATTTGTAGCAATACCGCTGGTACGCTCAACAACATAACCAACAACATCTGTAGCGGTAGCGCCTTCGGGGATAGTGCCAACATACTCGCTCAGCTTATCGACATTAGCCTGAACCTTTGCATCCTCATCAGAAGCAAACTTCTTAGCCTGAGCCAGAATGCCAGTTTCAGTATTATTAATAGCGGCAATGTCAGTTTTATTCTGGTTGGCAACAGACTCAACAGCGTCTACATCTGCATCGACCAGAGCCTTTGCATCAGCAACGGCCTTAGCAACAGAACCATCAGTTGTAGCATCACCATTCAACTTAGCAATGGCATCGGTATTTTGCTTGACAGCGCCATTAGCCAGAGCGTTGATATTGCCCTGAAGCTCAGTCTTTGCAGTAGCAACAGCGCCAGCAGCTTCGTAATTACCAGCCAGACCCTCGGCAAAGCTCTTTGCATCGGACAGCACCTTAGCATCATCCGCAGCCATCTTAGCCTTCAACAGCTCGTCGTACTTAGTCAGTTTAGCAAGAGAAACATATTTCTTAGTATTAGGCATAATCATAATCTCCTTTTAATTTGCAAATTTAATAAAGATAATAAAATCACCGTTTTAATACGGTGTTTATTAACAAAAAATAATAAACATTAATTTAATTAGTTCTCAGTTTTGTTTTCGCCTTCGCTTGTAGAAACTTTGAACAAACCTTCGATATCTTCAGTAGAAACTTCTCCAATGTAATTAGCAACTGTGATATACTCACCAGTTTCTTCATCCCATACAGAAATTTCTTTATCATCCTTGTCTACATACAAGGTTCCTTCTTGTCCTAGTTCTGGAAGCTCCACTCCCACGAACAAAATCTCTTGGGGCTTTTCTGTAATCTGAATCCACTCTTTTTTGTCTTCTTTATAAAACCAAAGACACGCAGAACCAATAACAAAATAATAACCACCAAGAGGATTCTCCAAAGCCCATCTCTCGGCTTCAGATTCTAATTCGACAATCTGATTATAAAAAACTCTTTGACCTTTAAAGTCAAAGGCGATTCGCCCTAAGTCCTGAATAAAAATCAGTTGTCCGTCTTTAATCAGAAGCTCTCTTATTCGAGAGGAGGAAGTTGCCACCAAGGACATAACTTGTTTAGTAGTTGTATCCGCCATGTCACACCTCCATCAATTAGGACATCTTAGAATTCAACAATCTCTACTACACCAACAGCTTCTTCAACTGCCTTAGCAATCTTTTCATCAACTTCAGTCATCACCTTACCGACATAATAAGGTTCGACAACAGAGTGGCAATCTTCATTGGACAGGTTAATTCTAATGCTATCAGATGCAATCACAACACCATCAGCATTGTACCAGTCGATTTTGTAATCCCATCCAATCATGTGCTCCTTGGTAGAACCCTTACCAAAATAAGACCATGTATCAGTGTTCTCATCATAAACAGCCACATTCAACCAAATTACCTTGTATCTGCGACCATAGCTATCAGTGCATAACTCTGTTTTGATTTCAGTGTCGGCTTTACCACCCAAATCTTTCTTGTAGCCAGTAACAGCATCGCTTGGAACATAGCTCTTAAAGGTTATATAATAAGTATTGGGGTCTCCACCAGCACCAACATTCTGCTTCATGTACTGGAAATCATGAGGAATCATGATTCTGATTTCTTCCTCACGATAGTCTACTAGTGTACCAACAGGAACATCAGTGATTTCATACTCAACCTTCTCAGGAGTGTTCCCAATTTCAGCAACAGCATTCTCAACCGCTGCTTCAACCTTTGCATCGACTTCCTCGGCAGTGACCTTAGTTGCCATTTCTGTCTTGATTTCTTCAACCACAGCAGCATCAGCTTTGCCAGCAATTGTAGTTTCGACCTGAGTTTTTAATTCGGCTACTTCATCCGCAGGAGATAAAATAATTGGGTTTCCGTTTTTATCCAACCATCCCATGGCAGGATTTTCGTCTTCACCGCTTAGAAACAAGACATCAAACGCATCAATAGCCTTAGAAGCAATTGCTGCTTCTAAATTTTTTCTGCTACCATGAGCATGTTTAGCTCTTTCAGCCATATTCGTTTCCTCCTTTTATAAAAATATTTATATATAAAAACTTTGACACTTTTGCATCAAAGTCCCATTAATGGGCGTTTAAAATTTCCCACTTTTCTTGTTCTGAAATCTTTCCACTTTCAAATAATTCTATAACTTTTTCAGTACTAAGTTTACCATTGGAATACAGACGTTTTAATGACTCAATAAAAACATTCATATGTATCCTCCTTAAATAATTTTATTTTCAAGGAGAGAAAGAACAAAATTGTCAATAATCTCTTCTGGTGTAGATAAATTCAGCATCTTTAATTGCTTATATTCATGTTTATCGATTTCTTCAATGTCCACAGTTTCATATCCATCAACAGGTACATTATATAAAGTTCTCTCATGCCAAATATCATTCTGGTCAGAAGAAAGAATGGCCTGTGCCTCGTTAATATCACTTAAAACCATGATTTTATGTTTTGGCTCCCATTTTAGATAAATGAGGTTATCCAAAACATCTATTACCTTATTATTTTTTAAAACCTTATAATACATATTTATACCTCACAAAAAAGAGGAGAGAGAACTTAATTCTCTCTCCATCTATTGCCTAAAATGTTAGAAAGACAACTCAATCAAAACGCCCAAAGGAGTCTGTGCGTTTGTAATGCCTTGAGTTTGACCATTCTCGTCTACTCGCCAAATATAATGTGCATAAGCAGCATTGGGAGACCTTAACCAATAAGCATTATAATCACCGTTATCGAAAGTTCTCTTTCTTGATTCGTTCGTACTCAAATAAGAAATAGAAATACCTTCGCTGTTATATGGCTCAGAAGTCTGAGTTGGGTCTACTTCAATAAGAGCAGGAATTGTGATATAACAGTTAGAGGGAGTAACTTCTTTGTAATACGTTGTTGGTGTAACAGCAGTGTTCTCTAAGCCGTCATTAGAATAAACAATTACTTGTTTCATCAGTGCTCTAATCTGTGTTGGCATAGCATTATATAATCTTGTATTTAAAGACTTATTTAATGTAGAAGCAGCCCAACCACCATCATTAATGTTTGTAGCATTCCACATTTTAGTTCTTCCTAGCAAGTGAGAAGCGAGAAGACTAAAAGAACATCTTTTAGAGGTATTATCACTCAAATAATACTTTCTAAAACCACAAGCTTCCAAGGTAATAAATTCATGTGTCCATATAGCCAAATCCTTACAAACGTCGTCTCCCAAATCAGCATACCAAACTTTAGCCCAATTAATATTACCAATGGCATGATTTTCATAATAACCGTCATCTGCTTTGGCGCAACCAAACACTAAAGTACTTGTACCAATAGTTGTTTTAGTTCTCGTTAATTCGACAGTCAAAACTTCATCACCATCAAGATTAGACTTGTAAATATACAAATTATTATCGCCTTTCTTATGGCGAACAACCAGAATTTCACGCTTATTAACTTCGACAACATTGTCATAAGATGTACCCCAAGTTAATCTTGCTCCATTACTATACCAAAGCTTAAAGCCATTAGTACCATTTGCTTGGAAGCACTGTGCCAATACTGCATTAGCTGTATTACCTGACAAGAACTCATAGTCCATAGCCAACACAAAATCTTTATCTACATCAAACAACTGAATGCCAGTATCAATATAGTTAGTTCCATCAAAAGATGTCTTTTCAGAAATCAATAATTCGGAATCAATATCATCATAATCAACGTCGTTGCCTACAATAATTGTATAAGGGTCTTTATTGGTGATAATACTTTCTGCAAGGCCAAGCTTGTTCATAGCATAAATTTCAACTGGAGAAAGGTCTGCTAACTCTTTGCCATCGAAAGAGGTAGCAGTATACTCAAATCTGTCGAAAATTGCATTAACAATCTTTTCGCCGTCAATAAAGCCAGACTTATCCCATCTATTAAACAAATAATAAACATAACCGCCTTCTTCGGCAGTATAAGTGGGGTCTACACCAGTGTAAGAAATGTTCTCTCCGTATAGACCAGTAGATTCTTGCATGGTTACGCCCTTAGAAACATACTTGATAGTATAGCTTCTAAGAGATTCAGTATATGTGGCAGTAATCGTCCTCTCACTAAAGATATCTAACAAACTACTGTCCCAACCTGCAAATGTAAAATCATGACTAATTGTACTTGCAATAGTAGGAGATAGAGGATTGTCAGTTCTCTTTGTTGGGTCAACTGCATCTTCACCCTTGTCTATATATTGAACTTCCAAAACAGTCCCGTCAGCATTCATGAAAGTCACTGCGAATTGTTCAATTATTGTATTGGCGATAATTTCCAAATCAGTCCATACTTTTTGATATTCATATAGCTGTTGCTGTTTAATAACAGGAACATGAATCTTGCCAGTCAATACAGATTTGTCTGTGTTATAACCATTCTTGTCAATACCAGACATCTTATAAAGCTGTTCTAACAAAGAAGTGTCTTTAAGAACCCAATCAATGCCAACAATTCTTACACGATTCAAATTAGGAGCAGCTTCAAGTATTGCAACTAAATCAACAGTGTTGCAATTTTCAACAGTAAGAGTAGTTAGCTTATCAAACGAAGTAACATCCAAAGTAGTTAAATAAATCAAATTCTTCATCGTCATAGCATTAATAGCTGGCAGTTCGGCAATTTCGATATTGCCACCATCAGCGAATGTAACACCAGTAATATTTGAACCATGTGCATACAATTCTTCAAGGTTATTTAAGAGCGATAAATTCAGAGACTGTGTTAACCCAGATACATTTTCAACATTTAATTTTTCTAACAAATAGTTTGCACCAGTCGTTAAAGTTGTTAAATATGGGTTGTCATATCCTTCAGTTTCATTACCGATAATCAACTCTTTTAACTTTGTTGCTTTGCCAGCATCAACAGTTGTCGGATAACAAGTGGACAAATCTCCGAGAGACTTCAAAAAAGATGCACTATAAACGCTAATAATATCAGTTGCATCGCCAGTAAACGGAATTTCAACTTCTACATTTGGATAACCCTTAACCTGAATAGGAGCACCTGTACTATATTGCACATTTAAGTACATATATCCATAAGGAGTAAGTTTCAACTTATAATTCTTTGGAACTACCAACTCACCATCGGGAGCAGAACATCTTAATACAGCATTATCATTAGCAGCGATAGAACTCTGATATTTTGATGCCATGTACTTCTCTTGATTTCTTTCCCATTGTCTACGATGGTATTTCATTCTGCCATTAGCCATGTTAACAAGGAATTGTGCGTCCTTATCTTTTGCAATCGCATTGTCTGTGGTTGCACTCTGAGTGGTAGAGGCAGAACCATATGGACGAATGTACTTGCGCTCAATATCTAATCTCCACAATTCTTCTGGAAATTGTTCTTGCCATGCGTCTGCGTCATTAATGAAGCTTTCTGCGTGCCATGCATTCTGAGATTCCAAAGTATTGTACATCGTCTTGAGTTCATTTGGGAATAAATCACGGATACGACAGAAGAATGTGCTATCCATTTCTCTGAATATTTCTTCGCCCTTTTCATCAACATCCGTATCTTCAAGACCATAACGATAAGCCATAAGACCGTAGTTGTTAAGACCCAAGCTAGTGTCCATATCATATCCCCACGCAAGGTCAAACTTGCGAATCTTATTTCCATCCGTGTCGTATTCGCCAGTCCAGCCATAATGCCAAAATGAATTCTTGGCCCTATTATCGACTTGGCAATATCTTGTCGTAAACAAGTAATAATACAAGGCAGAATCAACAACAAAATAATCTTTGAGATTTGTTTTGAATTCTTCATCGGTAGAAGTTGTTACAAATCTATAAAACTCAATCCACTTTTGATGACAATAATTTACGATTTCTTCATCTTCATCATCGGAAATATATCTCCAACCATATGTGTAATCTTCACTAAAGTCGTCATGTTCAAGGATATCAACATAATAAGTCTTGGTTAAATCAATTGTGGTATCAGATGTCAAAACATATTTGCCATCAATCAATTCATAAAGAATACCAAGATTTTCATCTTTTGCCCATGTATATGTAATTTCATGTGTAACTTCGTCTTCTACATATCCCATTGCATTCATCATTGTGTCTTTAGGGAAGTCAGAAAGGGGAAGGTTAACATCCATGATTTCGATACAACATTCATATGGGTCGTCCATATCTGTTAAACGAGTTTTATCTGTCTTCTTCGAGTCGCCTATGTTACCAATAGCGTATAGATGATAATTTGTATCATTAAACTCTCTATGAGTTGATAAATCTTCGTTTGTTTCTTGAACGAAAATTACACAGTTATAGAACTCCATAGTATCTTTGACATAAGCAGTTTCAGCGTCTACTACAGCCTGAAGTTCTGCCAAAGCACTAGCCTGTTCGTCTTCTGTCATTGCAGCAATTTCTTCATCTGTATATACGTCTGACAAACTTGCTGTTCTAACAAAAGGTCTATTATATGGATTGAATTTATTATATCGATTCGCCAACATAGCATTGGTCATATTGTTTGCAGAAGCTATATTTACTTTTGCATTCAAATACGCAACAGGAACAGACGTACGAGTCTGTGTAATCTCAGTAGCCCTACTTCCATCTCCAAGAATAAAGTATGGCTCAACTCCCTCAATTTGAGATTTATTCATAATAAAATCAAGATTTCGACCAGCAAGACCGTAGTTGTTAGAGCTAGTACCCTGACCACTATGAGAACAATCATAACAAGTCCAGTTATCTAAAATAGGGTCTCCATCTTTATAAATCTGCTGAATAGTAGTATGAGGAACTTTATCGCTCTTATTATTCGTAAAATAAGGAGCAGAAAGTTTATATACTCTTAACCAAGGACATTTTTCTGCAAGAACATCAGGGTCTAACTGACTGTTCTCGTCATAAATCTGGTTACGGTCATAACGAGAAACCATTTCTTCCGCATTGCGAGCGTCGGCAATAAAGTTATTCAAAATACCTCTATCAGTCAAAGAAGTGTTATAAACCTTGAATCTATAAATATGCAAATCGCAATCCGTACTTCCCAAAGAAATTATCTTTTTATTGGTTTGTGTAAAGTTGTGTGAATCATCATATACAAAATGTCTTGTAGAAACACCATCTTCATATCCAGAAATCATAGGAATTGTTTCGGTATTTTTACTAATATTGAATTCAAACTCAATAACGTCATCTTCAGAATATGGCAAATTTAAGCAACCAGATTGAGCATAGATATTAGCTTCTTGAACATCCATTTGGATACCAATATGATTATCCCCAGTAGTATTGTCCATACAATGTAAGAAAGTAGCATCAGAAGACGCAACATTCGTGGTTTTAAATACCAGCTTAAATTCTTTACCAAATTGCTTTGCATCGTCTGCAAATAATTGATAATCAATAGTAGCAGATGTACCAGCTTTAATACAGAAATATTGGTCACCATTGCCATCAATCTGATAACCGCCATTAACCCAGTCAAAATTATCAGATACAGCCATAGAAACAGTGCCATTAGTCCAAACTCTATCAGCATCATTATTTGAATAACCAGTAGGGTTAAAATCAAAAACAAGGCCAGCAGTTACAGGAGATACTTCAATATCTAATTTTTCAACAGTGGCAATCAATGTCTTCACTGTCTCGCCACAAGTAATTGTAATAGTATGTTCGCCAACAACATCTGTCTTAAACGCATAAACATTAGTTGCTTCGCTTAATGTAGGAGTAGATACAACTTCACCATCTACAGCAATTTCCACTGTAGGAGTTTCAGTAGTTGGGTCATACACAGTATACTCAATATTAGTAGCATCATATTGTCTTGCAGTAAAAGACTGATAAACAGTACTAATCACAGGAACAGTAGATGTAGAATCATACCAAATAATATCTTTAACAATTTTTATAGTATGATTATATCCAACAATTTCGCCGCTTTCTTCATCGATTATTTCTTCAACACCAAGCGTGTTACCATTAACTTCGGCAGTCATATAAACTTCCAGCAAATGAGCGCCATGCGTCTGTGCAGGAATTTCATATGCCATTGGGATACCAGAAGAAGAGGTAGTAACCTTGCCAATTTCCTTACCATCTAAAACAAAATGAATATCCTTGGAAATAGCTCCATAAGGAGTATAGTCAAAAGATACCTTGCCCATAGGATAAGTTAATTTATCGTTAAAAGTAGATTCAAGTCTTACATCAATTTTTTGTACAGTCCAAGTTTTTGTGACTAAGCTACCAGCTTCATCTACGATAGACAAGTTAACTTTTTGAGTGCCAACAGAGAGATAATCAGTAACATCAAAAGAGTTTTCGCCATTAATAGCGGTGTTCGTAGCTACAATTCTACCAGCAACCTTCCATGTTGCAGTACCTTCAGGAACAGCATCACCGGAAGAGTCTGTGCCAGAGAATGTATATTTGATAATTGCCTTATCATCAATTGTAACAACAAGTGGAGAAGTAGTTACATATCCAATTTTCAACGAACTACTTGTGCCACCACCGCCACTACCACCAGTAATAGTGAACTTTTTCTTTGCTTCTCTTACTTCATTTTCTTTACCCTCGTTTTCAATTTCATAGAAAACAAATACATTTTCACCAACATCTGCATCTTCAGTATCATTATATGCCACATCATAAGTAAGACGAGGGGAAGTATCTATGGAATTTACAGTATTCTGTAAGTTGCCAACCGTTGTACTTAATTTAGAAACATTTTCCGCATTAGTAGAAATAGAAGAGCTTAAAATGCCAGTTTTATTATCCACATAAGTTTCAGTAGCGTAACCAGTTAAGTCAACTTTCACATTAGAAACCTTTTCGTCTACTTCAGCTTTACTATAAGTTTCATCTTTCTTATAATAGTTATCCAACTCGGCAGAATCAATTGCATTTGCAACATCATCTTTTGTGGCATAACCCTCAAGTATATTTGTTACTCTTTGCTCTGTATCGGTTTTAGTATAATAATTAGCTTCTAAATCAGATGTTTTCACATAACTAGCTAATTGTTCTGTTACATCAACACCTGCAACAGCTTTATCTACATAATCAGTTGTTGCATATTTCTTAAGTACGACATTAACAGCATCAACAGCAGCAGAAGACGCATTACTTGCATATAATTTTGCATCGCTTGCAAATTGTTCTGCCTCAGCAGCAGCTTTCTCAGCAGCTTCAACTTGTTCGCCAACTGCAACATCCTTAATTTCGTCTGCAACCTTTTTGGCTATATCTGTAACTAATTCCTGCATCCAAGAATCGTCTATATTATTAACAACTTCTTCACAATCGCACAAAGATTGAAGAACGTTTAATTTTTTATTACTCTTAGTTTTCCAAACATAACCTCTAGCAACACCATCACTACCAGTAACACTGCCATAAGCATGAATTTCAAACTCAAGAGTTCCAGCGTCAACGGTTGCACCAGCATCGACGAGCCAACCAAATCTTATTTTTTTATCATTAAATGTCACATTAACTGGTTTGGCAGACCCATGTCGCCCATTTTTAGTCACATAATGAACAGAAAGAACAGTGCTCACCAAGTCAAAACCATCGTAATATCTATTCATTTCAAATGGGATGTACTGAGAATTTTCCTCTTGAGTTATATTAAATTGCTTTTCATTTAAAGCAATATCTTTGTTATCATTAATAACAGAAATATTGTCGTCAGAAAAAGAATAATATCTCACATAATCAGTATGCTGTTGCCAATTACCATCATCGCCAGAATAAGCTTCAAATCCGTAATCTTCTTCAAGAGTCATCAAAGAAGTATCCGCAATAACAGGTTCAGATTCTATCGTTAAGGGTTCTGTATGATTCTTAAGAGAATCTGCGAATGATAAAGCCATAAGTTTTCCTCCTTTCTATAAAAAGAGGATGGACTTATCATCCTCTTGTATTTTCAAATTAAAATTCAACAACATTATCATCGTTTGTATTATTGTCATTAGTGCCGTCTAAGTAATCTCCAAACTCAACAACGTTATTTTCACATCCACAATCACAACCATCATTATTGTCTGGTTCGGAATTATCGTCGGAACTAGAACCTAATTCAATAACTGGAACTCCATCACTCAACATATCTTTGACAAAGACTTTATCACCAATACCTTTGCCATTCGCAGAAAGCTGAAGAGTATCTTCCGTAGAATTATACACAAGGTTATCTACTTTGTTATCATCAAGGATATTGAGATAATCATTCATTGCTCTCATGGAAGCGTCCAATTTTATAAGTCTTTGGTCTAATCCACTCAGCGCAGAGTCAGGAATAATATCGCTCCATGCAGTTATTGGTGTAATTTCAATAATAGTAGAAGAAGTCTTTCTAATACGCTGAATACCAATACCACTATGAGTCATTTCAACATAGGCAAAAGTCAATTGAAGCTCTAGGTCACCAGCTTGGGATGTGAGGTCTATATCAAACGGCAACTTATATTGTAAAAAACAATCATCATATCTCTCATCCGAAAGAGTAAGGATAACTGTTTTGTATTCACGAGAAACAGGCAAGACATATTCTAGCATAACCGTTGCGCTCGTCATATCAATACCATTGTAAATAGGGTCTACAACGAAAACTAGTGTATTCACTAACTTCTGTCTTTGTACAATTCTGCATTTTTTCGAACCATACAAGGTATCATCGGGATTTACTAATATTACATAGGACATTTAACTCACCTCACATTAACAAGCCTAAATATTCTTTTACTTCATCAGCCGTAGCCACGCTTGAGCCAAAAGTATCAAGACAGGCCCAATAGCCATCGGCAGTATAATAAACAAGTGTACCAGCAGGATATTGAACGCCTCCACCATCAGCAAACGTCTCATCAGTAGTAAAACTCTCATCAATAAGATACATATAACCAGTAAATTTTTCTGCCGTTGCCAATTCTCCAAAAGAAATAGTACCTTGAGGAGAAAGCGTTCCACTTAAGCTATCTTGAATTCCTTTCACTTGCTGGTAATAATATCTAGCGTTATCTGTATCTTCGCCAGATACCGTTCCAGTACCGCCAATTGCATACCTTTGAGCAATTATAGAATAATCATAAGCATTAGTCTCACTAGTAGCAGCATTTGTTTCACTTGTTTTAGCATTAGTCTCGCTAGTAGCGGCATTATTCATATATGTCTCTGCGTTATTCATGTGAGACTCAGCCGTATCCATGTAACCCTGAGCTGTCTCCATATAACCTTTGGTTGCGCTCATATAACCGTCAGTAGTATTCATGAACCCTTCAGTCTTATTCATATAACCTTCAGTAGCATTCATGTAACTCTCGGTTGTTTTCATATAACCGTCAGTTGTTTTCATATAGCCATCGGTAATATTCATATACTCTTCAGTTTTATTCATATAACCTTCAGTAGTACCCATATAACCATTAGTGGTATTCATATACTCTTCAGCCTTATCCATAAAACCATCGGTAGTATTCATGTAACCCTCAGTTGTTTCCATGTACTCTTCTGTTGTTTTCATAAAACCGTCGGTAGTATCCATATGAGACTTGGTAGTTTCCATATAAGTCTTTGCATTTTCAGTACTTTCATCACTTCTAGTTCCAGTACTTCCGTCAAAACTGCCCATAGTATACGATTTGGCTAAACGAGAATAGTATTCGGCATTATCAATGTTTTCATCTTCGCCATCAACATTTCTTTCAGCAATATTAGTTCCGCCTTTTGCATATGACTTAGATAGCCGAGAATAATATTCAGCATTATCAATATCTTCGCCATCTCTTGCTTCAAGTCCAGTGCCACCCATAGCATAGGACTTAGACATTTGAGAATAATATTCTGAATTGTCAACATCCTCACCACTTCTTGCTTCAAGACCTGTACCGCCCATAGCAAATGATTTTGACATCTGAGAATAGTACTGAGCATTATCAATACCTTCTTCACTTCTCGTACCAGTACTTCCGCTTAAATCTCCCTTGGCATATGATTTCGCCAAACGAGAATAATATTCGGCATTGTCAACACCCTCGTTTTCTCTATCTTTTGTTTCTGTGCTGCCGTCTAAATCGCCAATAGCATAAGATTTTGATAGCAAAGAGTAGTATTTCGAATTATCATAATCTTCATTTTCTCTTACATCATCAGCGTCGCCAATGGCATAAGACCTAGCCAACTGAATAACTTCTTTATATTCCGAGTTAGCCTTTTGCAATAAATCATTAAGAGCATTAACTTCATATTCATAGGAAGACTCAATCAAAGAATTATCAACTGCGGCTTCACATACGTTTATACAAAATGCCATAGTAGAAATAATTGCAGAGCCATCAGTTGTGATAATTTCACCAGTCTCAATATTGACAATTGCAGAGCCTCTATTGACAATTATCAAATCTACATAACAAATTCCAACAGCAGAAAGCATCTGCTCAGTCAATTCAACTAAAACTTCACCTTTATAATTTATTCTACAAGTATTTAAAACACCATAACCATCGGCTTTTCTATATCTAATGTAGGCAGTATGCTTACTAGCACTAAGATTGAAAAGATTGCCATCGTCATAACAAGTAACCGCAATCCATCTTGAATTATGGTCATATTGCTTGGCGTTAATCATAATATATTTTTTGTCATGAAAATCAACATTTATTTTTGTAGTAGTTTCTAAAGCCATCAAATCACCACCTCAAATATATGGCTTTTAAAATAATAAAAATAAATCAGTAATCAACTACACCAGTTTTTAAAAGTTCTTGATAAGAACTTTGAATATATTTAACACTTTCTTCGACTAACCCATTTTCCATATTATGTTCTTCTAATATTTTTTCGTATTTGCCATATATTTTCAAAATGTGGTCATAAGATTCTCTGTTATATTTCATACCAGAAGAAATAGAAGAAGCAAAGTCTAAAATCTTAAATCGTAAATCGTCTATTTCTTTGTCAACAAACATGTCGGTAAGGTCATTAATCTTCTTATCTCTGTCTTGTTGACCATCAATTAAATTTTTAATGGAATCCTTTAACTCTTTTTGAATTTCTAAACTCTGCTTTCTATCGTTAACCCTGTTGTCTGTGAACTTCGTCATTTCATCATGTAAGGCCTTGCGGTCTTTACGACTCTCTTCCATATAATTATTAAGATTATTTCTAAACTCTTCTTCATCTTTTGTATGTCTCTTTTGAAGCTTATCCAAATTTTCGGCAGTCGTTTTCGCCAAATCATAAGTAGTTTTAAGCAATTCGCTTTCCTGCCGTTTCTGCTTCATTTTCTTTGTTTCAATTCCAAGCTTTTCAAATAATAACCAATCAAGAACAGACCAAATGGCCTTTACAAAAAAGAGCAAAAGACACAAACCAATGAACACTTGCCACCAATCTATTTGTGTAAGTTGCTCCAACTCCTCAAATTTCAATTTACATCATCCCTTTCATATAATACTTTCAAGTACTTTGCAAAAGGGATGATGTAAATCCCTTTTGCTTATAAATTTAATAGTTAAATTTTCTTATAGTATGCCGCACTAATCCAACCACCCGAAATTCTACCCCAACCATCTTTTTCTTCTAATAGTTTGTGAGTCGAGTCTTTTTTAATAGTTGCAACTATTTTAAAATTCGTTCCAGCTCCTGCTCTGACATTAAGAAGATTTGCAGTTACCTTGATTTTTGTGCCGCCAGACGCATTACTTGGAATCTTTATTTTTTGACCAACACCAATTTTACTAGGATTAGAAATATTGTTATATTTAGCGAGCGTTTGATATGTAATACCATATTTGGTAGCAATTTTATACAAAGTATCTCCGCTCTTAACAGTATAAATTGTATCGTCAGAAGAAGACGTTGTATTCGTAGTTGTAGTTGTAGTTGTAGTTGTAGAACTGCTCACAGAAGATGCCCCGAAAGTAGAACGATATGCTTGTGCTTGTCCATACCAGAAACTCTTAGTAGTACGAGTGTCAATATGAACAAAATAACCATCGGCAGATGACTCGTACAAGCCTATCCCAAGAATTCCGATGCTTTCGGCATATTTAGCAACTTCTCTAGGAGCTACGCCACTAACAACAATGTCAGCAGCCATACCTTTTGAATGATAGGAACCAGTCGCACCACCAATTCGCTTATTATAAGAGGGGCATCTATACGCACTTGTAATAGTTATAGACTTGCCAAAATGGTCTCTAATTTTCTGTAAATATTCAACTAATTTACTATCAATTAGAATAGTAGAGCAAGAACAAGGACTTCCTAATCCACATCTGAACTCATAAGAATTAAAGTTTTTACTTAATTGAATTCTATTGTTTTCTTGATATGTTTTAACACCCACGATTTTTTCACTCTCCGTATTGCCATTTTTGGCATATTTATTATAATAACTTTGACCATAACTAGCTCTTTTATTTTGCATAGATATACTCTGGTCTGCTGGACATTCAAATTTTAACAACACCGCATTAGATGCTTCCAAAACAGAAGTTGCAGTTTTAAGTGTATTTAGAACAGAAGGATAGCCTTCAGTTAGTTCTTTATAGAGATATTCTAACGAAGTCTCTAAATCTCCGATTGATTTATTCTTAGATTTTGCATATTCATAATAATTCTTCTTACGCTTATGCCATGTCCATTGTGGCAATGAGTAGCCGAATCCATCATGAATAAATTGTTCTTTAGTATATGCGCCATTATCGACAGCTCTGGTGTATTCATCGTCTGTCATGCCTAATTTTACATTACCAGTATCTTGAAGATTGTTTGGCTTCAATCCAGACTCTGCCAACAAATTACCCATAAGCCCAGATACCCCATAATTATTCAAACCTTTACTTCTTAGGAAGTTCCATATTTTTTCTTCATTTGAACTACCAATTAACATAAGCCATCAACCTCCTTATACATAGAAAAGAGGGTGGAAGTATCCACCCTCAACATTTAAAATTGCTATTTTATAAATTTTTAAAACTTATTTTTTAATTGTTCGATAGTTTGAATAACTTTATCATATCCGACCATTGAACCGACGGCAGTTGTCAAACCCATTAATGGCATACATACAATGTTTACTAAATTAAATTCAATAGAAAATAAAACATAATAAACACCTGTGCCTACAATACCAATAATTAAAGATAGGATAACAACTAAAATATTAGTTGCATACTTAACATTTAATTCATTTAAAATTTTCTTAGCAGCTTCCGTACATAAACTTGTAATTGTAGAGAAAGCAACCAATAAAGCAATAAACAATGTTATATTCATAAAAATTCTCCTTAACCTACGGCTTCTTCCATAACTTTATCTGCATATTTCCATTTAAAACCATACGCTGTTTTCTGTCTGCCGTTGCAAACTCCTCTTATATTTGTACCATTATAACCAAACATTTCTTCAATCTGAGCCATAGATTCATATTCTGCAATAAGATTGTTTTCTAAATCATACTGAAGTATAGACTTTGTTTTAGGAACATATGGATTATATGTTATTTTTTCACCATAATAATCCTTTTTATATCTCCACAAAAAACCTACGCCCATTCTGGTTCTCCCAGTACAAGCGTAGGTGATGGTACATCGTGTGCAATTATATAATTCAGCAGCTTCTTTTGCCGTTTCAAATTCTCTAATGAAATTACCATCTAAGTCAAATTGAAGAACTGGTTGACCTTTATAATGTTTCTTTTTCATATCAATTTGCACATTTTTAAATCCCTCGATATCGGGAACATCTTTTTTGAATCGCCATATATAACCGCAAGCATGTTTAAGATTTCCTCTACAGTTCTCTAAAACGGAGCTACTAAACCATTTAGGATTATGTTTCATAGCATCTGAAGCATTTTTATATTCTGCAATAAAATTTTGTTCCATGTCAAATTGATATACCGGCTCCCAAATATCATAATCAGAAAAATTTATTGATTCCTTAAATTTTTCTATGTCTGGCACATCTTTTTGGTATTTCCAAATAAAACCAAATGCTTGTTTGACTAAACCTTGGCAGCAAGCAGTAAGATTTGATGATGGTATGTTTAGCTCACGTTCAACTTGGTACATTCCGTCATATGCTTTGATTAAATTGCCGTGTATATCAAATTGGTATATTGGCGTTGTTTCGGATGTTGACGTATGACCACCAATAGCAACATTATACCCATTATGTTTGACTAATGAATCTAATTTTAAAATTAAAATTCTTTCAAAATTTTCAGCTTCTTCTCTTGTAAGATTACTTGCAATAATTTCATGGTCAAAATTATCCCAACCATATTTTTGAATGGCTTTATAAAACACCTGTCCGCTATAACCAAATCCATTTTGCCATCGGTCTTCTGGCTTTTTACTGGTGATTCCTACATAACGTTTGTTATTTATTTTGTTGGTGTGAACGTAGACAGACCAACAACCATTTTCAATAATTTTTGTCATAACTAGAACCTCATCTAACCTACCGCTTGTTCCGTATTAGCATGATTTATAACAGGTTGCTGTATTTGAGCCATAGCAGTTTCATATACAATTCCCGATTTCGTATTCTCTCGTGTTGACTTAACATAATATGAAATTACCGTCCCCATAAAAGTAAACAAAGCGCCAACCATAGCATACAAAGAATTTGTGTCACCAGTTACAATAATCATATACTGGCAAAATATTAGCACCTCTAAACATAGAAGTCCTGATATTCCCAACACAATCTTACTTGTAGATGGCAAAACAAATTTAGGCCAATATTTCATACGCTCTTCACGCAATTTTCTACGACGTTCAATATTTTCATTTCTTTTTTGTAGCTTCGCTAATTTAGAATCGTATTGATTTTTGGTCATATAAACCATTATTTGCCACCAACCTTGTTGGCTGCTTTATTAAGAACCTTTGCTAACAACTTACCAATTTTAGATTGGAATGGCTTCTTAACATAAGTACCTTCAATAATGTCGTCGGTTAAAGTCCAAAATTCTTCAATTGGCATTTCATAAGGAACAATCATACATCCATTGTTTCCCCAATCTTCGCCCCAACTGTTCTGGACTTTCCAGCCTGTCTCATCCCAGCCATAAATAAACATGCAATGACCGCCAGCACAACCTTCATAGGAAGTAGTTAAAATGCCATCAACAACTTCCATATCGTCATACCACATCATTGCCATAAGAACAGGATTGCCAGCATACAAAGAAGCCTTAATAGCATTTACAGAATTTACTCTGCAATACTGTGAAATACGATGGGGGTAACCTTTATCATACAAAGCATCTTTTTGCATTTCATACAAAAAAGTTATCGTTGGCACTTCAACATTATCAACAATGCCATTACTGAAATCAGTCTTATAAACGTCACCGTATTTCCTAACCACTTCTAAAGCATCACGCATAATCATACCTTCGCCTTCATACTCAGAAGTGCTACGATTACCATAAATATAACCAACACTCATTTCAGTGGGATTGTTATTTTGTTTATTATTATAATACTCAAGAATGCTGGAAAGGGAGTGAGCAACACAACTTCCAACATCCATTTGATTCTTGATTCTAACAGTATTTAGTTCAAACTCTTCTGGAAAATCATAATCTCGTGCTGCACAAATAAGCTTATAATCCCTTGCGTCATATCCAGAAAATATTGCTCCACATTTCATATTTATCACCTTAATTTTATTAAAACATATATAACTTTATTAGTTATTTATTAAGTTGCCGTTCCTTGTATTTGACTCAATACCCAACTTTTCAATTCTTCTATTTTAGCGTCAACTTCAGCTTTACTATAATAATTTGTTAAGTTGTCTACGCTATTTGTCACAAACGCACTATCATTTTCTAATTCGCTTAATTTTTCTGGAATAGTCGGCGTATCAGATAAACTTGTATATTTGCCAGTGAGAGCCACAGATGCTAATTCTGGTAAATTCTTTAAATCATTATAAGAACCAGATGTTGCAACAGAAGCTAAACTAGTTTTATCAACTTTTGAATCTAATAAATTATCGACCTGAGATGTATTATAATAATTTTCTAAAACACTATCAAATACACCATCATCTTCAAAATCACTTAATTTTGTTGGCTTATTCATCAAGTCATAATAAGAACCACTGGTAGCAACAAGAGCAAATTTTGGAAAATCGACCAAATCTTTGTAAGAGCCGCTAATAGCAACGGGGGATAACTCTGGCAAATTTTCCAAATCATAATAAGAACCAGTAATAGCTACGTCATGTAATCCCTCAATCTCATTAGAACCAATAGTTGTATTGCCCAATAAGGTCAAACTTTTAGCAGTGATATTTCCAGTGATTGCTAATTCTCCCTCATCATTTAAATGGAATATATTACCATTATCACTAGTTATATTAAACAAAGATTCATTGTTTGGATTTATAGATATAGTATTTACATCATTTTTAATAACAAGTCCGTCATCAGTAAATTGCAGACTATTTTTATCATTGGTAATGTTAAGCTGTTCACCGATAAGCAATCTGCCCACTATTGTTTCACCATTAACACCGTAAACACTTTTTAGTTCCTTAGTTGTAGGGTCTGTATAGTAATATTTTCCAATAGCAGTCTTTGTCGTGTCCCAACTATCATCTGTAATAGCAATAGTAGAGTTAATAATTTTTAATTGCTCATCGCTATATGTTTCAGTAATAGGGTCATATTCACGACATAAAATTCCGTTTTTATCCCATGTTTGATTCTGGTTAACTGTTCCAATAATTTTAGTGTCTTCTACATTTAATCCACTTTCGATTATGTCATTTAAGGTGGCATTACTTTTCTCTCCTTGACTTGCCTGTCTCTTAACAGTGCTATAAGAGGTAGCCATATTAGCCGCCTGAGACAAAATACTTTCAACATCAGTAACTCCATTTTTAACTTTGGTTACATCTGAAAATTCAACGGGAATACTATCAAACTTGCTATAATCAATTCCATACTCAAGCAATCTTAATTTATATATCTTATTATCAATTTGAACCCTAATCCAATTGCCAACCTTAAACATTTTGACCAGCGGTTCAAACTTCGGAATCGCTAATAAATTATTTAAAGTAGTTGAAATAGAATGTTGTAATTCAGATGATTTATAAATTTCATTCTCTGCAACCTCGAAGAACTCTAGCGCCTTTTTAAATAGCTCTGCATTATCTAGTCCATTTGAGATATAATTTTCATTCGAATACTTATCTTCTCTGCGATAAGAGCAAAATTCTAACCACAATTCTTCACCCAAATATTCTTCGAAGTTAAGTATCTTTTGTATTTCAGTTCTATATTTGTCAATATAATTTTGTATACCTTTGGAAATTAAATTGCCATCTGAATCATAAGCTCCTGTTATAGAGTTTATTTCATCTTCTCTGACTTTTATCTCTGCTTCAATAGCTTGCAGCTTTTCAAGATAAGGGCTGTATAAATTTTTATACAAATCGCTATTAGTATCACTGCCAATACCTTGTTCTATTAAAATGTCAATACATGCTTGACAAGCATCACGAAAACTCAGAAGAGAATTTAATGAATAATGCTTCAAATCACTTCTAAAACTATAAATTCCCTTTGAGAATAAGCCAGTGATACTTAAATCTTCTGTATTTCCTTTGCTTAGTGCTTTTTCTATTTTTTGCTTAACAAAGTTTTCATAATTATCATTTACTACAACAGATACAGTTTTGCTTATAGCTCTATCTTCTTCGTCAACATAGCTTGTAACTATAAAACTGCCAGTCCATATTTTTGTATCACCATTATCAACTATATTAGACGCATTTACTTCTACTTTGTATGTTGATTTAACAACAATCTTTGCCACAGATAAAACGGTACTGTCAATTGTTGCTGCCGAAGCAATACTTATATTAGATACAGAAACAGGGGAGAGGGCAGAGACCGTTAATAGACTTGCTTGTTCCTCGGCATTTGTCTTTTCTCTAATTCCTCTTCTATATGTCAATAGATTGTCTGACTCGTCTGTTAGAAAGTTATCTAATTCATCAATCAAATAGATATCTTCGGCACTAGTATATTCATCGTAAGTAGGCATCAGAGAGGATTTTAAAAACAAAGCCAAATCTACAGTATCATAATACGCATTCATTAAAGATGAATAACCCTTAATTGGAGGAAAAATATAATTCAAATCATAATTATATTCTTTATATTTATTAACAAGCGCATTGTAACTATCTAATAATTCTTGGTCTATATTTACAATATATTCGTTGCTGTAATACCGATAATTTTTATCATAAGATTCTAGTTTTTCGACTAATTCATCAGACATATCTTCTTTAATGTCGTCCGAAAAGTACCATATATAATCAGTTCCGTTTGGATTACAATTGCGGACTGTCGATGTCATCAAATCATCGCCAGCTTCTAACTTAAAACAACTCTTAACCGAATCAACGTCAGTAACTAATTGGATGCCGCCAGAAGCCAATTCATCAGAAGTGACAAAAATCAACGTATCTTCGCCATAACCATTCGTTATGCTTGTACTATTGCATTTAGGACACTTATCTGTAAATTCTCCCCTATAACCACAATCATTACAATATTGTTGTAAATCATATACGGATATAGTTCTTTGAATTTTCCCATTTTCATCTGAATTAGAATGAAAAATAAATAAACATCCCACTTCTTCACCAATTTCTTGAAACGCATCATATATAGAGATGCCGTCAAAAGAGAAGCTTCTTTGTATCTTAGCTATAGTAGGTGAAACATCTGCAATAGAATAGTGGGGCGCTTTATCTTTTAAAATCCTATGTAATATAGATGCTTCAGTATCATCTACATTATATAGAACACTAACCTTGTAATCGTCTCTAGCGATATCATCCTCTGTATTAATCTCAATATTGTAAAGCATGATTTGAGAAAGTTCCGCCTGACCTAACTGAGTACAAAATATTGTTTTGACAGTTTCAGTAGCTTCATCTAGTTCAACTTTAATTTCAAACCACATATCCCATTCTTTGCAATATACAAGTTTAAAATCAATAACTTTATCCCATAAATGTGTTGGTTCATTGTCTATATATTTATTTATTGTAAAACTAAATTCAGAGACATCATTAAATTTATCGGTCAATTCGATGCTTTCAGTATTAACTTTTAATTGTCCAAGTTTATTACCGTTTCTATTAGCTAGTATTATAGTGGGCGGTTCTGGATTGCCAATCAAATCAAATTTGATATCTATAGCCATAATTTCACCGCCTTACAATCCAACTTTGACAATTGGAGAATACTTGACTTTAATTGTGCAGGGGATAGAAACAGTTAAATCGTTTCTACTATTTTCATAGGTATTTGCAACCCTAAAGAAGTTCCAATTAAAATCATTTTGTATGCTATGAGATGAAACAGAAGACTGTATGATTGGGTAATCCATAATAATGACTTCGCCAGCAACACAATTAGCAATATAAGTATCTCTGTCTTCTATAGCATTGTGTATATTCAGATTGCCGCTTTCGTTAATAGTAATTTCTGTATAAGGATAAATATGACCTTCTTCATAAGATTCATCGTTTATTGAGTGTTTGCCGTTTTGTATAGTATTTTTAATTACAATAGTTTTCGACTCTTTTAATGCAAAAGGATGATTTGTAACCATATTTAATTCTAAACCATATAAACGACCATCAATTTCAATACGACTTATATTAAAAGCGGCCTCATAAAATATATCGATATGGTCTTCGTCAAGCAACTTAAATTTTAAGAATTTACGTCTGTTTAACCATTTTGTTAATTCACGAAATTCATCAGAAGAAATCTCTTCAACATCACTATTACAATGATATTTACAAATCTGGATTGTAGCTTCTAAACAATCCTCATACTGAGTACTGGTAAGCTCGTATTTTTGTCCATTTAAAGTTGATATAGTATTGAATGTAATTTCCGCTCCATTAGATATTGTGTCGAATCCTTTTGAACCATCAAATTGACAGATTGTAAATCCAAAACTACTTAAAGTACGCTCCCCGTATATAAAATCAAAAGCCTTCATGTTCCTCACCTCGTTTCATAATTAAATTTAATTTATTTTATAAGGAATTTCACCAGATTCCATCTATTTTTATAAACAGTCTGATTCATCGTTTCCTTCATTTTTCTAAGTTCGCCAATCAATTCTTTGTACTCGTTTTTATATTTTTTAACTTCAACAATATTCTGAGCCAACTCCTCTCTTAAAGGAGAAATAGAATTGATTATTTTATTTTTTTCTTCGATTTCCAACATAAGTTCTCTAACTTGTTGTTCTAAATCTTCAATTTGGTTTGATTGCCTTGAAATCATTTTACTTTGAGTTTCAAGTCGCTTTTCATATTTCTTTTGAAACATTGTATTCCTCGCTTTCAAACGATACAATTTCTTGCTTCTTCGTCCTCGTAACCTACTAACTCCACAAGCGTGAATTCCGACAATTCCTGCCGTACTAAATGTACTCCAAATTAAGATATACTAAGTAACCTTAATCCTTCGTTTAAAATATTAATGGCAGCATTTATATCCCTATCATGAACAGCTCCACAATTAGGGCAAATCCATTCTCTTACAGCCAGATTCTTTGTTTCAGCATTGATATAGCCACAAATATTGCAAGGTTGACTGGATTTCGTAAATCGCCCAATCTTTACATATTGACGATTATTCCATTCAGATTTGTATTGCAACTGTCGTGTTAATTCATACCAACCACAATCAAGAATTGATTTTGCAAGATTATGATTTTTAACCATATTGCTTATCGCTAAATCTTCAGAAACTATAACTTGGTTTTCGTTAATTAATTTATGAGAGATTTTATGCAAATAATCAATTCTAGTGTTATGTATTTTCTCATATATTCTTGCTACTTTAATTCTTTGTTTTTCATAATTCTTACTACCTTTTTGTTTATGAGAAAGTTTTCTTTGTTCTTTTGCTAACTTTTCTTCATATTTTTTAGTAGTACGAATATTTTCAAATTTGTCCCCATCAGAGGTAATAAGTAAATCTTTAATGCCCAAATCTATACCAATCACACGGCCAGTAGATTCAGCAGGAATATGTTCTGTTTTAACAAGAATAGACACATAATATTTGCCGCTTGGAACTTGCGATATAGTAGCAGATTTAATTTTGCCATTAAACCGTCTACTTATTTTGATTTTAACCCAACTAAGTTTTGGCAATAATATTTTATCGTCATCAAAATCTACCCTGATATTTCCACCAGCAGTATTATTAGTAAAATTAGTTTTATATGATTTCTTATTTGTTTTTTTACTTTTAAATCTTGGAAAACTAGCACGTCCTTTAAAAAAATTCTGGAAAGCAGAATCCATATTATATATAGAATTTTCTAATGCAAATTTATCTACTTCCTTCAACCATTCATATTGTTTTTTAAGGACGCTATTTTTATAATTGTTACAATCAAATTTACTAACAAATTTCTTTTCTGTTTCGTATAATTGTTTTTTGTAAGCGAGAGTTTGATTATAAACAAATCTGCAACAACCAAATGTTTTTTGTATTAGCTCTTCTTGTTGCTTGTTTGGAAAAATTCTATATTTATAAGTCTTAAACATTTACTTATCACCTCCCTATTTTATTTTTAAAAGGAGGGAGGTAGATATAATTCTACCTCCCACATGATTTTTCACAGTTTACTCTGCACACGAATATGTTTAAGTCTCTATTCCGACTTTAATTATCTAATAGACTTACCTTTTGCGAGACTGCTTTTACCAGCAATTCTATCAATAGTCATTGATAATATCAGTTTTTCAAATTTGGGGTCTTTCTGCATCTCTGTCAGCAAATCACTATATCCATGGACATTAGGCATACTGAATGTGACATTCTCAAAGTTCTGAGTATATACATTGCTAACATTTGGGGCGCTAGGAACATTAGAGGTATCCAGCTTTAAGTTTTCTTTAATAAACTCAGCAGGAGAGTTAGCCATATTCCAAATATTATTGCTTGCAGTAGAAGTAAGAATACTATCGCCCTTAGCAACAGGAGTAAGAATAGCCCCATCAGAAGGACGAACAATAAACTCTCGCTTCCTGCCTTCTTGCGTCCAAGCAACCTCATCCTCTGAGATATCTTGTTTGCCAGTTGCATAACCACTAAGCTGACTTAATTTTAACCAACCCAAGTCACCCTTGCCAAGCTTATTTCCTCTACTAATATGATAACCATGAGTAGCCCAATCCCTTGTATTAATATTAGTAATATAAACTTGTTCGCCTCTTTTTTGAGAACCAAGAGGTTTCTTGCCCTCAGAATCATAATAATATTGACCGCTTACATACGTAACCTTATCGCCAATCTTAGGCACACCATCTCCGGTAGGCTTTTTAGTTGTGCTAGTAGTTTTGCTAGAAGAAGTTGTAGTAGGATTCTTCTTGGCAGAAGTAGTAGTTTTATTTGCCGAAACTTTTTTCGCTGCTTCCTTATTCAAAGAAGAAACCATACTATTAACACTAGACTTTATACCATTTAATGTTGTAATTATGGTTGTAGATTTTGATTTAAAATCTTCGCCATACATTGTTAACACGGATTTAGCGTTGCCTTCTCCTGTGTTCCAAATATTGTTCATTGCATTTGACAGAGCAATTCCCACTTTATTTGTCTCGGATTCCAATGTACTCTTAATAGAAGTAGCGTTATTGCTTACAGCAATTGCTATCGCACCCTCAGTACCAAGAGCGGCTGCTATGTTGCCATCTGCACTTGTAGCAATATTTATACTTTCGATTACTTGTTCAAGAAGTGCGTCTACATTATCAAGACGTTGGTTGAGTATAAGTTCGTACTCATCATAAAGCGAGTTTAATAAAATTTCAGAATCGCCAATAAGTTTTTCGTATTCAGTTTCCTCTAAATTATCACGAGCAGTTTCTAAATCAACTTTAATTTGTTGTATTTTCTGCTTAGCCTCTTCGCTATCGTCGCCAGAATATGCGCTAAGCTGTTTCTCAAGAGAGGCAATCTCAGAAGTCTGCTCTTTTACCTTTTTAGAGTACTCATACAAATCTCTTTCACTTTCTAACTGCTCATTCTTTTTATCAATGAGTTCTTGCAATGCGTCTAATTCTGCTTCAATACCATCAGATATTAAATCGGTAATGGCATTCTTTTCGTCTTCTGCGGCAAGGATAGACTCACGCTGTAATTCAAGCAGTTCGTTTCTGCGGTTGATTAACTCTTGGTCATATGGGTCGCTTGCTATTTGACCGTCAAGTTTTTCAACCTCAGCGGCATATTCGTCACTTTGGTACATATAAGAATTATAATTCTGCGCATGTAATCCCATAGTGGCGAAACCTTGACTTGTTAACTTGCCATTGTCGTCAAAGAGCTTCTTATTACTCATTAGTTCAATCAAGAAATCCGCTTCTTCAGTAACACCAGAAATACGTTCTTGAATTAGGTCGAAAATACCCCAATCAATTTCACGCATAGCATTATCAAATTCTAATAAAGCAGTTTGTGATTCTTCGATTGCTTGTGTAACTTCATCAATTGCTGCGCATTGCTCCATCCAAGCTTCTGAACCTTTAGTAATAACACCGATTTCAACAGCTTCATCACGAGCGGCAATCAAATTAGCTTGTTCTTTCCTTAATTCGGTAATGTTGGATTTTTCGTTAGAAATTAAAGCCTCATAATACTTTTTACTTATTATGTAACCCTGTTCTTCAGCCTGAGAAATATACTCATTCAGCATTTTTTCAGTATGTTCATATCCTTGAATAATACCGTCATACCTTGCTTGAATATTTTCGAATTGTTGTGCATAGAGTTCAGATTCGGTCTCTTGCAATTCAAGAATTGCATCCTTGCAATCAAGAGCTGCTTCATAATATGTACGATAATCCTCTATCTGTTTGGCTAGAGCTTCATCTGTAATAGTTGAAATATCAATTTGACCATTTTGTACTTTTGCTTGCCAATAATAGCTAAGACCAGTACCATATGCAGCAGACATATATCTATCATATGCTCGCTCCTGCAACTCAATTTCCGTGCCTATACTAGAAAGTTCAGCTGTAAGGCTTTTATTTCTCTCAGACCAAGAACGATAAACACTATTTGCCTTTGTATCAAGCTGGTCTATTGAACGTTCAATACGGTCAATAGCCATTTCAATCCAATCAATTGTTTCTTCGAATTTGTCTGCGTCGCCAGAAGAAGAGGAGGAGTTGTAAGATTTTCCGGTAGAAGAATTTTTGCCAGAAGAAGAATTCGACCAGAATCCACCGCCAGAACCACTAGAAAATGCAGAACCAGAAGCAAAAGCAGTACCAGAAGCAAGCATCTTACCTCTTGGATTAGCACCTTTAATACCGCCATATTTAAAGAGCGATTCTGTTTGCGCTGCGTTAAACACTATATCATTCTTTTTATAACGGAAAAACTCTGCGCCTTTATCGCCTATAGTAAAGAACTTTCCGTCTCTAACGACTAGCTCTCTCCCTAACTCGCCGCCCAGAGCAACGCCATTGCCCTTAATACCCCAGTCACCACGAGCAAAAGCACGACCAGAAGAACTAGCAGTACCATCTGCAAATGCAGAACCTTCAGTATGCGCTGTACCAGCAGCAGGGCCAATGCCAACATAATTAACATAAACAGTTTTGCTTTCTGGTGCAGCTTGACTACCTAAAGCATAATTAACTTTTGCAGTTTTATTTTTAGGAGCATCCTGAGAACCAAGTTCATAATTTACTTTTGCAGTCTTATCATCTGGTGGAGTTTGAGTACCCTTATTATAATTAACAATTGCTGTAACAGTTGCATTATAATCTTTAAACAATCCACTATTGGCAACATTGCTTAATACATTGATTGCATTGTTTATTGCGCCAGAATCAACATTTGCAGTGACACTAACTTTAACGTCTCCTATACCTTGTAGTTCTTTTGCTCTTGCGGCAAAGGTTGCTAAATTACTAAGATTTCCATTACCAATTAGATTGCCATATAAATTCGCATCAATTCTAACATTTTTGCTATTTACATTTTGTAAATCTTCGGCTCCATTTGCAAAAGCTTCTAAGCTGTATAAGTTACCATTACCAATCAAATTTCCGTAAAGATTAGCATCAATTCTAACATTTTTAGATTCTACGCCTTGTAACTCACTAGCCCCGTCAGCAAACGCTTCAAGATTATATAAATTAGGATTACCAACCAAGTTTCCATAAAGATTAGTAGTAATACTAATGTCTTTAGATTCAACATCTTGCAATTCATCTGCACTATCAGCGAAAGTTTCAAGACTGTAAAGATTGGGGTTTCCAACTAAATTACCATATAAATTAGTTGTAATCTTGATATCTTTACTCTCTACATCTTGCAATTCATTTGCGCCATCTGCAAATGCTTCCAAACTATAAAGATTATTGTTTCCAATTAGATTTCCGTAAAGGTTAGCATTGATTTTTATATCTTTACTTTCAACGCCTTGAAGTTCGTTAGCTCCTTCTGCGAACGACTCCAAACTATAAAGATTGCCATTGCCAATCAGATTGCCAAAAAGATTGGTTGTTAATTTAACATCTTTACTTTCTGCATCTTGCAGTGCGTTAGCACCCTCAGCAAATGCGTCAAGACTATACAAATTAGGATTACCAACTAGATTACCATAAAGATTAGCCTTAATTTCTACTTCTTTGCTCTTGGCATCTTGTAAAGCATTAGCTCCTTCTGCGAACGCTTCTAGGTTATAAAGGTTGGGATTTCCGACTAAATTACCAAAAAGATTAGTTGTAAGTTTAACTTCTTTTCCTTTAACACCTTGTAGATTAGTTGCCGCATTAACAAACTTCTCAAGATTTCCTATATTAGCATTTTCGCCCAAGTTTCCCTCAAGATTGGTATTGATAGAAACATCGGAATCCTTGACACCTTGTAATTTAGCCGCATTATCAACAAATTTAGCTAAATCATCTAAATTCGATTCATTAAATTCTGTTACTAAAGTTGCCCTAACGGAAACATTTGCGTCTTCAACACCCTTTAACTTAGAAGCATTATCAGCAAATTTACCTAAATCTTCAAGATTGCCTTTCCATTCACTAAGGTTTCCATCTAGTTCAACTTCAACAGAAACATCAGAAGATTCAACGCCTTGAAGTTTTGTTGCGCTATCTGCAAATTTAGCTAAAGAATCAAAGTTTCCATTGTTAAACTCACATTCCAGTTCCACTTTGACAGAAACATCTGCATCTTCAACACCGTCAAGCGCCTTAGCGCCCTCTGCAAATTTAGCTAATTGGTCAAGTCCTACAGCTTCGCCAAGATTGCTGTCAAAATCTACATCAACAGAAATATCAGAAGATTCCACACCTTCCAATGCCTTAGCACCTTCAGCAAACTCGATTAGATTCTTGATATCTTCTGCACTGCCAATATTACCATCAAGATTAGCCTCAACATCTATAGTTGCACTTTTATCTTCAATCTTCTCAACATCTTCTAAGATGTCGGTAAGTTCAGAAAGAGTAGTTTCGGCATTTATCTCAACGTTGGTTTTGGCCTTGATTGTTTCACCATCACCAACAGCTTCTTCGGTTTTTTCTTTTGTTTCTTTTTCTAAATTAGAAGTGTCAACGTTATCAGCTTTTGGTTCTACAGTGCCGATTGAATATTGTCTACGACCATTTGCGCCCTTTGCAACTCCACTTCTACCACGACCATTAAGAGTTTTCTCGACATTATCATCGACATCAGAAGCATCAACTTCGCCAGCCTTAACATTTACATTTGTCTTGATTTCTGTTTTAGTACTACTATTGTTGCCAACGGCATTGTCAACAGCATTATTAATGTCTTCTTTAACACCTTCTGTTTTAACATCGCTTTCAACTTCGATACCTAATCTAATCTTAATAGTTTCTTCTTGCTCAGGAGATAGAAGACCAGAATTAAGCAGAGCCAAATCTCTCAAATCTGAAAGATTTTTATCCATATTCGTCTGGATATCAAGAGTAGTAGGAATCTTTACTTCACCAGATTCAATCTTTTTCTTAACATCTTCAACGTCATCACTTGCCTCGAAACCAAGTTTAATCTTTGTATCTTTGTCGAGATTGGCAAAATATTCTGCTATATTATCAAGTTCGCCTTCTAATACTTTTATTTCTTCTGCATTAGCTTTCGGATTGATTTCAAGCTGATTCAATTCGGCTACGGTATGTCCATAGTTTTGAAGTTGCTCCAACGGCTCTTCAAATTCTTTGTCTTCAACCGTAAGACCAATACCATACTTTTCGCTTTCTAAACTATCAAGCCTTGCCTGAAGAGTGGAAACTATCTGCATAGCTTCAACAGCGCCATCGGCTTCCATATTAATAGTGCCGTCTTTATTCTTGAAAGTATCTAATATTTTATTAGCTTCTTCAAGTTCGCTCTTAACTGTTTTTACATTGGTAGAATTAAAATCAAATTCAAAGTCGCTACCAGTTGCCTTTAACCTTTTACCTAAATCATCATTTACTTGACTTAACTCTTTTAATTTATTAGATGCATTTTCTGCTTCAGATGCCATGTCTGCATATTGAGTATAAGTACCCTCCATATTAACGACAAAACCAGCATCGTCAGCAGCACGAACCATAATCTGAACAAGTTCTTCACTAATACCAAGAGCTTCTGCAATAGCTTCATCTCCGCCAGCAATTTCGAAGTCGAAACCTATGACATTGCCACCCTTATCTCTCTTGACAACATCTAATCCACCAAAAGCCTCTTCTTCTAATTGACCAACAGCATCTAAGAAATTATAAACGCCTTTACTAGTAGAATTGCCCTCATCATCAACAGTAAAGAAATCTTTAACACTGTATTTAGTATTTTTAATAGTCTTATCTAAACCATCATAGACTTCCTTTAGTTCCTTGCCAGACTTACTAGCTAAATCTGTACGTCCAGTAACTAATTCAAGAAACTCAATAGTACTATCATCAGCCCAACCACGAGACAGTTCGTCTTTAACGGTCTCAAAACCACTAATGACATTCTCATACATATCTCGTTCATTGCCAGCAGATTCAGCGGTTAACCATTGATTATAAGAAGATGTTAGACCGTCATACTGAGCAGCTAATTCACCAGCTTCGGCAATTCTTTGAGCAAGTAAATTCCTCTGACTAAATAGTTCGGCTTTTCTTTCAGGACTTGCACCGTCCATAGCTTCACCAAGCTCGTCATAGGTCTTTTTCATTCTCTCTAATTCGCCATCAACTTCGGCTATTTTTTGAGAAGCAAGTTCATTTTCAAATCTCTTAAACTCTTGTCTGTTAATGCGTATGCCATGAGAAGTTTCTTCAAACATAGAAGAGAGGTCAAAACCTTGATTCTCAAGTCCAGCATACCGAGACCTCAGTGCAGAAATAGATTCAGAAGACAAACCAGTAGCTGTTACAGATTCTGACAAAGCAGTATTAAGGGCTTCGATACCAGCGGCCTCAACTTCAAGATTTAAGTCAAAGTTTAAACCCTGAAGCATCATTTCAAGGTCGATAGCTTGCTGAAGTATCTCTTGCTTTACTTCGTCAGTAGCACCTTCTGGTATGACAAAGTTCGGGTCAGTAACGATATCCCATGTAACAGAAGCTTCATCAGAAGATAACCCATCAAGAAAATCTTTTGCAACTTCTTTACTACTAAAACCTATAACATTACCAGTAGCAGTTTCTGTTTCAGATAGACGAGATGCGAGATTTTCATATTCTTCAACTAAACCTTCCTCATTTAAACCAAGACTTAATTTAATTTGACTTTTAACTTCTGGTTGTAAATTTAATTTATCAACCATACTAGCGGCATCTTCAAGGCCACTAACATATTCACCGTAAGAAATTTCATCATCGTTAAATTGCGTTCTAAGATTAAAAGCGGCCTCAAGTTTAGTTTCTTGATTGTCACTAAGAGCTTGAAGTTGGTCAAGCATATTGTTTACATATTTTTCAACGCTAATCCCTTGTTCTTCAAGGTCTGCAAAGAATTCAAAATCAAATCCACTGGCAGTTTGTTGAGCAATATTCTTCAAAGTATCGCTCATTCCATAATATTGAGAATCACTAAGGTCAAAAGCATTACTTAAAGCAGCTTGGGCTTGAGATTTTTTACCTTCTACTTCTTCTTCCAAACCTGCATAATACTGGTCTATAATATTTTTTACCTTAGACGCATCTTCCTCAAGCGCTCTTCTAATGTGCTCCGCATTTGATTCTTTTCCGCTCCAAAAACTTCCTTCTTTTTTAAAACCGGCAGATTCTAATAATTCAGACATGGCATCCACATCTGAATTATCTAAGAATGATTCTAAATCATTTCCCTCAGTATTGATTGCTTTATTAAACTCTTTGACTGCATCTGCACTATTTAAAATATTTTCATAAATTTCCGCCGACTGAGTTGATAATTTAGAATCGCCCAAACCAAGTTCCTTAGTCCAATTCCAACCAAAGAAACCAGCAGTATCATGTTCGGCATCTTTTACTGCATTTTGAAAATCCTTATTAATATCACCAGATGAGCCTATTAAGATTTCATCATTTTGAGCTTTAATTAATTTTTCATATTCAGCAGTAAGTTGTTGTACATTACCAGCACAGCTAAGAATAGCATTGCCTTGAGAATCATATCCAGAAACAAGAGATGGAATTTGACCAGCTATTGTTTCAACAATACTCTGATATTCAGCATACTCATCAGCAGTTAAGGAAATGTTTTTACCAAAAGCATCAACACCCTTAGAAAGTTCCCCATATTTGGAAATCATGGAATCTTCATTTGTAGTGTCATAATCGCCTTTGAGCTTTGTTAACTCGCCATGTTGCTCTTGGTATTTAGTTGTAACCTCGTCTACTTTTTCTGCCAATTCACTGGCAGAGACATACCATTCGTCGAATGCTTTAATTGCGGCAGAAATTGCAAGAGAAATGCCCATCGTAAGAGCAGCATTTAATGCCATTGTAGCGGCTTCCAAAGCAATCGTAGCAATTTTAGCACCAACTAGTGATGCAATATATCCACTAGTTGATGCTTTTGCGCCATTTAATCCAGATAGATATTTGGAAAGACCAGTATTACCAGAACTAACAGCAGATATAAAATCCTCTTGAGACATTGCGGTATTTTTACAACCACTGTTATATTCTTTCATAATGGCTTTTGCAGAAGAAAGATTATTATTCTGCGCTACTATAGCGACTTGAGCAGTCTTCTGCTGTTTAACAAATCCTTCAACGCCCTCTGAGGCAAGTTTGCCGCTTTGTGCAAACTCTTTAGCGCTATTACTGGCATTTTTAAATATATTATCAAAGGCATCGGCAACAGGAGGGCCTTTGCTTAATTCATCCATCCAATTATTTAAAATATTGATGTCTGAATCTAATAAATTCCTAAACTCTGCATTAGTTCCAATGCCCATATTGTTAAACTGCTTAGTTACGCTAGAAAGAGATGTGCTGAATATTGTCCCTATTCTTTTGCCGCTTGCAGCAGCCTCATCTTCAATTACTTTAAAGAAACCATTGCCTTTAAACGATTGAAATGCGGATAAGCCTGTCAAAAGAGTAGGTATTACACCTAATTTACTTATTAAAGTATCTATTACATCTACAAAGCCAGTAAGAGCACTAACACCGCCCTTTAAGAATCCAGAACTCATAAAGGACTGAGATAAAGACTGCCATGTAGATTTAAGTTTTAAAAGTTTGGCCTCTAAAGACTCGCTCCACTTAGCATGTTCTTCCATGGCTGAGCCTTCAGAGTTCATTGAAACTTCGAGTGCTTCACGAGCGGTATCAAAGTTAGTCATTAAGCTGGAAATAATGTTGCCTTGACGCTTTCCTGCTATAAGTTCTGTAACAGTGGCCTGTTGGATGTCGCTAAGATGTTCCCACTTAGCAGCAAGTTCATCTAAAATATCATATGTTGATTTAAATTGATTATCATTTTCCATGATGTCCACGCCAGAAAGAGCGAGGATTTCTTCACGTAATTTGGCAGTGGAATCTACCATACCATCTGTTTCAAGACCTGCTTCTTCGAGTTCAGTTTTTGCACCACGAATTCTCATGCTTATGGTCTTGAAGGCAGTACCTACAGTATCGGGGTCTTGCACAACCGTATTCTTTTGTTTTTAACAAGAATCGCAACTTCTTGTTGTGTGTATTATAACTTTATTTCTTATAATATTTATTTATAAATTCATCCCATTGTTCTTCTGTGTTATCTCCATAGCCATATTCCTTATGAAACCTTTTATGTATATCTTCATTAATGCAAATATAACTATTATAGTTTTCCTGAATCTCTAAAAACATATTTAGAAATTCATCCAATTGTTCTTGATTATAATTAGATATATCATCGTAAATTGGGAAGTTTAATGCCTTAATTGTTTCAAGAAAAAGTAAATTAAAACTACGAATATGATGAACTACAATATTCGTTCTTATGCCAGTCAACTGACAAGTATAATTATTTAATTCTCTTATATTATCTCTCCAAGTAGTCAATCTACATCTAACATACTTTTTCAGTGTTTTATAATTATCTATTTCAGTTGGTCTATGCAAATCAAGAACTAACAAATGTTCGGCAATACCTTGAACACTTCTATTTAATTCTTTTCCCATCTCTTCGTTCGATTTAAGCAAATAATTATTTTTTATGTATTCATTTTCTTCATTTGAATACATATGAGTAAGATAAAATTTGCTCTTTAGCTCATAACTGCGGGCCTTGCCCAATATAGACGGTCTTGTTCTGTTTGGCAGCATATTTAATATTTCATTCATAGAAACTTTCGAATAATTATTCTTTAATACGTCAATCTCTTCATCAGACCAATCTCTTGAAGAAGTAATGCCAATATAAATAGCTCTTCTTTTAATTTCATCAATCGTTTTATGAACAGAAAAAATATCATTTTCACTCATTTCTCTATAAGACAATTTCTTGTAATTAGAAATTAAAATATTCGTATCTTCTTCGCTCCAAAACATCCCATTTATCTTACATTCGTTAGAGCAATAATGTCTTTGATTTTTATCAACTTCACTTCGTTTTCTTTCAAATGAAACACCGCAATGCTCACAAACACACTTTATTTTATCTTCTCTTGATTTGACCTTGCATTTATTACTACAAAATATTTGTTCTGGACGAATCTGAAGAAATTCTTCATTGCAAATAGGACAAACAACCCTTTTCGTTTTTCTATTTGATTGTCTATTTTCTTCATAACATTTTCTACTGCAAAATTTTGTATTATCTGCATAACTTTCAAATTTTTCTCCACAATTTACACATATATGAATTTTCTTAGCCATATTATCACCCGTATATTATCATTTTATTTCAATCATAAAAAACAGACAACAATTTAAATAATGTCGCCGTCTTTGTATATTTATAAGTTGTAATACCATCAATAATTTTTACAAATGATGGCTTAATTCCATTTTGCAACAAATACTCTTTTTCTGGCGTATGTTGCGTAGAATATTCTTTATCGTATCTTTTCATTGTTTTCACCTACAAGTTATATAATTTTATTTATATTATATAACATTATTTGTTATAAGTCAAGAATTTTCTGACTATTTACAAATATATTTTTATCATAAAACACACCAACATATTTCTATATTGAAAAGACCATATCTTCATCCTCGAAAAATAAGGAGTACACTATTTCGATTTAAAGGATTCTCACCTGCACCTTTGCAATTGCGCCCTACTTCTAATGGTTTAGATATTCAGGATTTCCACCTTTATTTTATAACCAACATTGTTGGTATTTCTAAACCCCGACTTGGGAATGGTCGTTGAACGTTTACCCTCGACTAAACACCGTATGGTCTACGGAATACGTTAGGGTACTTCGCTGCTGATTATCCAATCTTTACGTTGTCAAACCTTCATAACGTGATTTCTCCGTTATTGTGGTGTAAAGCTCTAAGAAGTTCCCAGCAATTAAATGTATTCAAATCATATATTGCTATATGAACAGCCAATTTTACATAGCTGCCGTGATTAAGGCAATACTTTCATCCAAAGTATTATTTGCAGCATACATAGAAGAAGCACTTCTCTCTAATGCTTCACCAATGCCGCCCGATGAGATAGCAAAGTTGTTACCTATCTCATTAAATTTGTCAATTATATTCATGGCGAAATCGCTGTTGCTCATGCCATCCATTTCGCCCTTAAATGCAGCCATTGTAGAAATTAAGCTCTCTGTAGCGCCTTCAACGCCCTCAACTTCATCGCCAACAACTGCATAAATATTTGCTACTTCAGCAAGTCCTTGAGAATCAACAAAATCATAGCCAAGCCTTGCAAAATCAGCAGTAGAATTTACAAGACCGTCAATAGTAGTACCAATCTCTTTAGACCTTGATGCAGCATTGCTTAAGAACTGGTTATAAGCCGCATCAGACTCATTAGTAACTTTTTTAAGTTCCGTCATAGCAGAGTCAATTAGTTTGACCTGCTCAAACATATCTCTTAAGCCCTCTTCAACATACATGAAGACTTCTGCAACAGAAAAATATTGAGAATATTTCTGAAATTGTTCTTTAAACTTACTGCCAAAAGTCTGAGTAGAGAGACCAGAATTTTTTACATCTTTTTCTAAAATGTCAATTTCTTTGTTAAATAATTTTAAATCACCATCATTTTTAATACTATTTAACTTACTCTTTAATTCATCTAGTCTTTCTCCAAATACTTTTGCAGCGGCAGAATTTTCTTCAAATATACCATCTAGTCTTAATTGAGCTTTTGCTTTATCAAGGTTTAGGCTTTTTTCACCAAATGCATTCTTTTCAATTCTTTGATTTTCTTTTAACTGATTTGCAGTTTCTTCTAGTGCTCTCTGATATTTTTCTTCTGCGACAATTAAACGTTCTGCTCCATCGTCACTAGTATCACCACGAGCATTACGCAGTTCTTCATAAGCATTGTCAAGCTTGTCTAGCGCCGTTCCCAAATCGACAGAAGCAGAGTTTAATTTTTCTGCATCTTTATGCATTTGCTCTACTTGAGAATGGAAGCTATTTGCGCCAGTGCTATCCAACTTGAGTTCAATATCTCTAATCTTTAAAGCTTGTATATCTTTCCCAAGTGCTCTATATTTTTCGAGAGCGGCCTCGCCTTTCTCTATCTCGGCTTCAATCTTTGAGGTAATTCCTAAAGGAGCATCACCAGCATTTGCTGATAATTTTTTCATGAAAGAACCCATAGCACGATTATAGGCATCTTCATATTCATTTAGCTGTTTAGTTAAAACTTCAATTTGATTAGATTTGCCACCAGCATCTTGAAGCTTTTCAATCTCAAGTCTTAAATCACTAATTTTTTTCTGTTGAGCAGCAAGGTCTCTTGCATCTTTACTCAAATCTGATTGAACTCTGTTTGAAGCTCTTTCCTCGGATTTAATTTTGTCTAATTCAGACCTAGCTACTCTTAATTGATTATTAAATTTATCAAGAGAAGATTTATCTCCAACCCCAGTAATAGCTTCATCTAACTTTTCTATAGTTTCTGCAATTTGAGAATAACCTTTTGCATCAGACTTCAATTTATCCAAGTTATTCTTTGCTATAGCCAAGCCAGAGTCAATATCCACACCTTTATTTTTTAAGGCAATATTCTCAGCATTTTTATATTCTCTTACAAGACTCTTAAAATCAGATATTAAATTTTTAACATTTATTTGCTCGTCATCGAAAGTGCCGCTTGAAGCAGTCTGCATTCTTTGAATAGCAGCAGTGATTTTATTATATTCGGTTTCTAAGGAAGCTAAATGAGATTTGTCTTTAATTGACCTTTCCGCATTTGGGTCTATTGCCGAACGATTTACTTGTTTAATTTGATTAGATAAATCTGCAACAGCCTTTTTTCTTTGCTTAATAAACCTATCAGATTCTTCGAGAGAAGTTTTAACCTTGGTTATATCAGTATCTACAGTTGCGCCTTCAAGTGTTCTTGTTACTTTGACGATTCTTTCAAGACCATCTGCCGTCTTTTGGACTCCATCTATGTCAAGCTTAACAAGTTTTCCATCTTCAAAAGTAGTGGTTATACTTTTTGCAACGACATTCATTTCTTTGAGGTCGCTTGTTACTTTTTCTATAGCTGCATCATCAAAATGAAGTTTTTCTAAATGGCTTTCTAGTGTATTCTGCTTGTCTAATCTGGCAATATCAAAAGTATGAACGCTATCTGTCTTTTTCTTTGCTTGTTGTATCTGCTTTTCGCTTTGTTCGACAATATCAGCAGTTTTCTGCGCCTGTTTAGCTTCCTGCTTTTTCTTCTCGATAGATTTTTCCACTTGTCTTTCGATATCAGCTACATCGCTGTCAGCACCAGCTAGATTACCGCTATTAAGCGCAGTCTTAACAATATCAATATTGGAAACAAACTTATCCAATGCGTCAGACAGCTTATTGAAATTCTGAGTTAAACCATTAACCAGACCGCCAGCAGCATCATCTGGTAGGCCAACAAGAGCAGTTCTTATCTGGCCTAAATCATCAATAATTGGCTGAAGTTGCGCAGAAAGTTTTTCAGCATCAACACCGCTTCCACCAAAAATTTGCTTTAATCTTTCAAACTGTTTTTCTGTTTGGTCAACACCACTTTGAATTTTAACAGTCTCATCAATTATTTCATCAGCAGTCTTTGGAAATTGAATGTCGAAGCCATCTAAATTAATGCCTCTCATCTGAGCTATCTCTTTTAAATAACCAACGAACTGCTTATATGCGCTCATCTGGTCGGCTATACTTGCTTTTCCGCCATCAGCAGAAAGACCCTTCATTCTATCCAAAAGAATATTCTTCTTAGTTAATCCTTCGAATCCTCCATGATATGCAGAAAAGTAACTATTTATTGCCTTTTCAGCTTGTTGCGTATTGCCCAATAATTTTTTTAAATATACAACTTGTTTTTCTAAGTCTGGTATAGCGCTTTCTCTTGCCACTCTACCATAATCGGTCATTGCCTTTACTGGATTAGCATTTCCCATTTTAAGGTCAAAATTTATAACAAAATCCTTTCCAGCAAAGGAGGACATAGTTTTGTTTATTTGTTCAAACTGCTTTGAAGCCTTTTGTAATGCAGTGTTAACATGATTAACGGTAGTAACAATAGACGTTCCCTTTTTGGTATTAAGCGTACCGATAGAACGACTAATATTTGCAATTAAACGAGATACTTCGGTAAGAGACTTTTCTAAAGACTCTGTAGCAATAGAACCTTTATTGCTTTTATTTAACTCTTTTAATCCAGACTTAATCTTGTCAATCTTATTATCAACATCATCATCGATATCAAATTTAATATTATATTTTTTACCTTCGATTTCTTCTAAGGTATTCTTTATCTTTGATAACCTATCGTCGTCAAAATCGATTCCAAGACTAACATTATAATCTGCCATATATATATTTCACACTCCTTTATAGGTGCATAATGAAACGCACCACAAAGGTGCTGTAATATTCTAATTTAAAATTTAAAAAAGACAGGAGGGAGGTAGTTATCCTCCAATCCTATCTTTGTATAACTTTATTTGTTATAAGGTATTAAAATTAACCTTTTAAATTATTTATTTTTTAAAAAATCTTTTAGATTGCTAAGACACGCAAACTGCGTCTCAGTTAAATCATTGTCGTTGTAAATTGAAATCATTGTATGACCAGTGCCCTCTGCCCAACCAGTAAGATACACAATCAAATCATCGTCAATTTCCAATCTCTTTAACAAACTTATTTGATAGTGGCGATACATATGAGGGTACGATGGTTGATTAACAATGTCGCCCCAAGTACCAATCCAATCTCTTAGTCTATCTGCGGTTGCTGGATTTCCATCTCTCGTAATAAATAGAGAATCATGGTCTTGACCAGTTTCTTTAATAATTTCTTCCCTTTCTTTTAACCACTTATGATAATATGGCAAAAACATATCTTTTAAAATATATTTCTTAAGCATCTTTCCCTGAGTTCCAGAACCTTTCGTGCGAATCTTTTCAGTGGTTTCCAAAAACAATCCTTCAAAAACAGTATTATCCTCATCAATTAGGGAAGTGGTAAACTGAGCCAATTCAGAAACTCTTGCGCCACAAGAGATGGCTAGAGCTAATAAACATTGCTCTTGAACTCTGTTTTCTTCTTCAAGAACTACAAATATCTTGTCAATGTCCTCTTCTTTCAAAACAGTTTTTTCTCTAACCGCTTCTTTTGACGGCTTTTCAATTTTCTTAACTATATTTCTGAAATTTTCATATCCCTCGACTTCATCATAATAATTTTCAACCCAATCTGAAAAACTAGATAGCGAACTATGACACTGGTGGAAACGGTTTGGAGACCATTTCAATTCACTTAAAGCGTAATCGAAGAAATCAAGCATTTCGAGCTTGCGAATTTTAGCAAATGGTTTATTAGAATTTTCAAGCAAATTCCATGTAAAAAAAATCGTCAAATTGCTTCTATATACAACAACCGATTTAGGAGAGCGTTTTGTGGCAAAATTTTTTAAGAATCTCTCCATAAGCCGAATGTTTTCTTTATTAATTTGAGCCGTCAAATACTCTGAGGTTATAACTTTTCTAAATGTTTTTCTACTTTTTGCCATAAATCATCCTCCTTCCTAAATAAATAAAATAAACATATTGCCATCTATTAAAGACGAAACTTTGCTTCAGCCAACAATAATGCCTTTAAATCTCCAAGATTATTCATGCTTGTTGACCATATAGGTGCAGAATGTGCCCAACCGCCATGACTACCATCCATAGCGTTATCAAGAACCTTCTGACCACTCCATTCAGCCCATCCGTAATCACCACTTTGTAACGGAACCCAGCCAGTTTGATAACTAGGTGTAGTAAAATACACTTCCGCTTCAGCGCCATTTCCAGTTGATTTTACGCCAGTGGTATTCAATGAACCACGAAGAGCACCAGTTCTTATATATTCTGCTGGCGTATAACTTCCATAAAAATTATCTAAATTTTTAGAAAACTCATTATGTACTTTATACTCAACTTCATCCATAGCGCCCAAACATGCCGCCAATAGTTTTTTCTCTATATTTTCTATTCTCATTTTTAATCACCTATAACTCTATCAGTTATATCTTATTCTTGCTTTTTATTTTTAGCCTCCATAACCTCAGCCATATTCTTCTTAGCAAAATCAGTATTCATATATGCCTTCACAACATTCTCAGGAGTAAACTCGCCAGACATATTATTAAAAGCTTCTAACATTGCAGACATATTGCTCAAATCAACTTCATTAACTTTCTTTTCAAAAGTATTAATCAGTCTTGCCAGAGCTTCATTCAAAGGATTAGGATGGATGCCAGTAATATATTGAATATTCAAATCTACTGCACGATTCAACTCTTCAATCACACCATTTTCGATATTTGCCTTAACAATATCCACAATGTTTGTTTCCTCTAAGAATTTTTCAGCATCATTAACAAAAAAGTTGGACTTGATAATTTCATCTACATTAACAGAAGTAAACCCTTCAACAATAAAAAAATCAAATACCAAATTTCTTAACACAGAATCATATCTCTTTTTATCAGTATCTACCAAAAGTTTTGTAACATTATTAACAAATCTCAATTTAGAAGCGGTAGAGAGATTTGTATAAAAATTGAAATTATGAGAAACTTCATTGTCGTCAGTTTTATGTGTATACATACCAGTCATTACGTTCTTTTTATTTTCCATGTATTTTCACCTTTCTTTTCATTCATTTGAGGGAGGGGAGAGGAAGAGCAGATTAAGACTTTAGAAAATCTTCAAGATTCCATTTCCACCTAGTACGTTTTTTCTCGCCTTGTATTCTAACAGCTCTACCAACAGTCAATAAGTCTAGCTCATTAAAACTAGACTTATCAATCTGTTTCATCATATTACAAAAATTTTTTATATCTATAAAATACAATCTCTGATTGTCATTATCTTCACCACGAAAATTAAGCATCAATCCTACAACAGTACCGTCATATTCAGATATCTTTTTAAGTGATTCAATTTGATGATATTTAATCATCTTACTAGATTTTTCATCTTTACTTAATTCTACTGAAATGCTTTTATATTTCGTGCTCTTGCACTCGATAGCATAGAATAAATGAGTATGAGAGTCTAACACAAAGAAATCACATTCATTATCCCATGAAAACTGGGTTTTACTACTGTTATTATAAGATTGCGCAGAATCTCTAAGACGGTGAACATAACAATAAGAGGGAAGAGAGGAAGACCAATCTTCTTCAAATCGCTTGCCATAGTTGATGGTTGCTTTCTTTGTCATTCATTTTCACCATTTAAAATTTAGTTTTTATTTGTTTCACTATCTTCTTTCTTATTAGCAAGCCACAACTTAATCAGCTCTTCATGTTGATTGCGATAAAAGACAAATACTAACTTTCCTTTACTATCAGTAAACACATCTACAATCTTCGCATTGTGACCAATATAAAAACTTGATTGATATAAATTTCGGAAATGGACTACATCTTCCATTTCATATTCAATGCCAGTTACATCACTTATAGTCTTCATTTTCTTTTCACCTTCAAATTTAACCTTTCAATTCATTTTTGCACTCCAAATATTAGCTTAGATAAGCGTAAAAAAAAAGGAGTACTAACTTCCAACTTAAACTAATTATCTATAACAATTATAAAAGTGTGAAATAATACTCCTTTTTACATTTATCTAAACTAATATTTATTTACACACTTAAAAAACAGATTACTCTGCTTCAACAACTTCGACAACTTCAATCTCGTTAATTTTAACATCGTCGATTGCTTCTGCTTCAATTTTATTAACTTTATTTCTCTTTTTAGGAGTAACAACCTTTTCGACAACAGGCTCAAACAAAATATCATCAATAATTTGTTTGATATGTGGTCGAAAAGAATCCTTATCACTCAAGTCAATATTTTTGAATTTAATTTTAGCCTCATCCTTGGTATATACACCAGTATTGAAACCTTTAACAACCTGAAACACTTTGTAATGTTCGGATGTATCGGTAAACATCTTCCAAGGATTCACTTGCATTGAATCTTTACAAGAAGCACACATATGATACGGTCTTCCACAGATACTGCAAGTAGCATTATTTTTTGCCGCCATTGTTTACCTCCAAACAAAAATAGAGTAGGGGATTTAAACCCCTACTCATATTTTTTATAACTTTAATTATTATAATCTAAATTATAAATTATAATTATTCTGCCAGCACAATCTCGAACAGGACATCTTCGCCCTCTTCAGCGCAATAGTCACGGTTAATGACAAACTCGAAGGGATGCTTGCCAGTGGAAGTCAGAGCCATCTCAACAGACTCAGGATTCAGCTTAGCCTTGGGGCAAATAATCTTGCCAGAGTAAACCTTGTTCTCGTTGCAGACATCTCTGAAGTAAGCATAGATAACAACGCTGCAAGCAGTGGGGAACTCAGAAGCCTTGTTGACCACACGGACAGCGTTCTCAGTCTCGTAAGTATACTCAACATAAACCTTGCCAGAAGTCACGCCAGTAGGCAGAGTAATAACTCCTTCCTCAGACACAACAGCCTCAGTTGCGGAAGCAGCAGCAGCCACTGCATAAGCAGTGCCAATTTCATTGTTCTCGATAGTGTAAATCCACTTAATGCTATCCTTAATAGGAGCGTGAGCTAACTTTACAGTAGCAGACTGACCTTCCTCGGCAGGAGCGACAACGGGCAGAATTTCATAGGTATAATCAACAATCTTCTCAACACCATTTTCGCCAACAACTTCCTTCTTAGCACCATACTGAGCAGCAGCAAGGTCAAGAGAAACAAGGGAGTTAGAAGCAGAGAAGGTGGCCTTCTTAGCACGATACAGAGTAGTAATCAGAGCACCGATAGCGTCAACAATCTCTTCACCCTCAGCAGTGCAGTTCAGGCTAGAATCTTCCAGAGAAGTCAGTCTCATGAACATCTTCTTAGTCTCAAGGTCGTGGCAAGTCAGGCTTCTGACTCTATCGATAAGAACCTCGTTTTTATTAAAAGCCATAATAAAATCTCCTTTATAAATTTAATTTTAATAAAACTTGCAATCAAGTTTAAATATCGCCAGCCCAATCTAAGCGTGTCTTATCCACACCCTTCAAACTGGCAAATCCAGAATATGCACCTTGCAATAACAATTCTGCATCCTGAATTTTGTTAATTCTTTTTATAGCATCAAAGAACATGTTGATTTTTGTATTCCATATACTATCGCTTCCCAATTGTCCTGTCTTAACAGCCAAAGCTGAAATAAGAGGTTTTAACACACTTTTATAAGGTTTTTGGGAATCTCTCATAGCATCATCTCTTGCATCTTCAATCAAATCCATTTTGGTTCTTTCATTTGCAGGAATCTCACCATTCCTTTTAAACCCATGAATTTTTCTAACCGCATCAACAATTCTTGTATATACAAATCTATCAATTGTAATATCATGTTCTTTATCATATAAAATAGTTTCTTGATTTTTGTCTGATTCATATTCTTCAAAATCAGCCAAATCAATATCTTTTAATACTAAAGAAAGAGGGTTGACCAGCATTTCAGCCAAATCCTCTTCCGATATCTTTTTCAATTCTTCGGCATATTTTTCCCGATTTTCTGTCAACTCTTTATAGATATGTTTTTTACTAGAAAGACTTCCCCAAATCATCAGCTTAAATAATTCAAAGTCGTCAATCGTAGTATAATCTCTTCCAAAATAGTCCCATAATTGCCATTTAAAATCAGCGCCAACACCAGTCAAAGTATGAACAGCTTGAAAATATTTTTTCTCACCAAATTCAATAATTTGGTCTATTGTTGGTTGTATGACAATTATTTTGTCAGTAATAGGGATATCACTGCCTTTATAAATTTTTAGTTCATCTATATCAAACATTTTTACATAACCTCATTTTATTTACCCATCGTCATTTCCACACATAGAAGCGTTTAAATCCAAACATTCAAAGACTAGCTTTCTATATAAATAATCTGCTTGAAATGCGCCCTCTACATTGCTTATCAATTTAGTTTCACCAATACCAAAACCACTTCTTTTATTAATCTTCATATCAATCAATTCTGACAAATAATCATTTCGATTTTGGGTAACTTTTGGCACATTATCAACAACCATATGTTTCTCATGAGATATAATCCATATCTCGATAGTTGGTTTCACATGAATTGTAGAAGTGCCATGGTATCCAGTATAATAATTTTGAGGTATATGTACCTGTATCGTTATAAATGTTCCAACTATATTCAGAGTGTGGGGATTCTGATTAAAGTTAAAAATATGTTTATTGATAAGTTTTTCTGGTTCATTTGGTTTAATTTCGCTGCTATCAATAGCCGCTATAATTTCTGGGTCTTTGATAAATTCTTTGATAATTTTATTTTTAGCTTTTCCAACAATTGAACTATTAGACATTACAATAGTGACTCAATTTTGATAAGTAAAGTAGAAGATAGAACGCCGCTCTCATCATCTTCTGCCGAAAGAATTAGTTTAAATTCTTCGTCAATGTAATTGTCGTCGTCAATTCCAATACTCAACCTACCATCCTCAAATTCCTTTACTTGTAATATTTTTGAAAAATCACAAGCTATCGTCCAGTGCGGTACAATGTTTGTAATTTCATTTCCTTTATCATCATAGAATTTACCAATAAACATTTGTGAATCTCCACCAGATTTAATGACTGTTGTATTATATTCAATAATCGCCTTAGACGCTTTAAATAAGTTAATACTATTATCATCAGATATATTAGTTTCAATCATATTTTGATTTGATACATCGATGTAATCACAAATACCCAAATCAGGTCTATCAGTTTCAGGATTATTTGGATATTCATACACTGTAATCTTAACCAAACCCTTTTTGCCATAATTATGACTGGTCGTATCATTCTGAGTTACAATAAATGATGTAGGGTTCTCTGTATTTTTATCAAGATAAAATCTTTGTGGACTACTCAATGCAACAGTATTTTTATCGCTAGGAAGAGTAATCATATGCTGCGAAGAAGTAATTGTAAAGTTTCTATTTGATTGCTCACCAGAGTTATATTGTGTACTATTCATATCATAACAAGGATATTCAAGAATTTTTCCATCCTTGTTTTGCCACTTCAATATCCAATTACAAAGCGTAAATTTACCCTTATAATTTATACCGTCTATATCAAATGCCTCGGTACAAATCAAATATTCATCTGCCTTTGTATCATAAATAATATCTCCTACATTAACAGGAGTATTATAAAGCGTTTGAAATTTGACAGTTACGCCATTTGCAGCAGAATAAGTTCTACCATATAAACGAATGCTAACAGATTTTTCATGTCTATATTCTTTTAAACCAAGTCGCCAAAAATACACACCAGTTATATATGATGGGTCGTCTGCAAATGTTTCCTTTAATAATTCTCTAGTATTAAAAATATACTCTTCTCTTAAAGACCCACCACTATAAGACATTCTCTTATTAAATCTATCCAAACACTGCAAACGACTCACCACCTTTCATTAAATAATTATTAAAATCTATTATTTTTCTTATATCCAGCACCAAGTTTAACACCTGATTCTTTAGCTCCCATCCACGCATAACGAGAGAGGAGGGTTTCATTCTCAGTCTTATAAGTTTTATGCATTGCCATCAACTTATCAAGAAAGTTCGCAGGAGAGAACGCCTTAAAGTCACTTGAAGGTAATTGAACCTTCAATAGACTTGGCGTTCTAATATACTCAGAGTCAATATACTCAATAAGCATATAGTTACTCAAAATCTCTATTTCAATATCGGATAACTCGACATTGAATCTTTGAATAATATCGTCCCTATCAGTTAAATCCTTTCGACAAATATGAAACCTTGCAGTTGCTGGTATAATAAAATCGTGAAGATAATCTTTTACTTCTTCGGTAGACATAAGAGGAATTTCATAACTACGGAATTTAGGTAAAAGATTCTCATAAAGTTTTTCATATGGAGTCGGCATACCTAAATCCACCTCTCATATTTTTACTTATCCAATCAAAGGGATTAAATCAATATTGAGACTCTTTTCGATTTCACGAAGAATGAGAATATCAGAAATTTCACCAGAAGAAACCAAGCTCTTAATCTTATTGCAAATTGCAAACTTAAGAGACTGAGGCGTTTTGCGAATACTATCGCAAATCTCATTTACATTCTTTCTGGTATAATTAG